CATTACAAGCAGATATTAGTATAGCACAGAAAAATATTAGCACACTACAAGCAGAACGTGCGCCTATTGCGGCCAAAAGTCGTGTTGCTGAAAGCCACATAGGACCAATTAAGTACATAGCCGCACTGATCTACGGTGACAATCCCAATGCTGATCTATTAGAGCGTGCTGTGCGTTGGGTAATCATCTTACTAGTATTTGTATTTGATCCCCTAGCACTTATATTAATCTTGGCCGCAGAACAAACTATTGCCTGGGCTCGAGATGACAAAGAAAAACGCAAGGGCTGGCATCAAGAGTGGGTACCCGACACAGAAGCATGGCCTGAGTGGGACGATGAAATCACTGAAGAGCAAATAGAGGCTATCAAACAAGAAGCCAACGTAGACAATGACATTGAAATGACGTCGTTCTTTGATGAAGGTAAGGAACTAGCTAAAGAAATAGATGCCAATAATGGATATCTAAACAAACCATGGGCATGGCCAAGTGCTTCTGGTAATGTAGGCTTAGTTGCTAAAGAGCCTTTATTCATTAGTCGTATTGCTGTGCCGGAATCAAACCCAGACGTAGTTGTTACACTACCTGAAGAGCCTGCTGAAATAAAAAAGCCAGAACCTGAACTCAACGGCATTGCCGCTGAAGATTTCATTGATTTTATCACTGCTAACACTGTAGTAGCAGAAAATCCAGAACCAGTTGCAAGTATACCTGTGGCCACAGTAGAAGAAGTTGCAGTACCTGCTAGACCAAAACCACAACAACGTACTCTATTCCATCATCATTTGGCTAACACAGTTGAAGAACCAGAGGTAGTACACCATCCAGATAAGTTTGATCCAGAACCTATTATCAAACCTAGATCTGTGGATATTCCTAGTTTTGCTATCAGTGAAGCAGACAATAATCCAGTGGATGCTGGATTTGGTACAGAGTTTCCACCAAATCCAAACAAAGGTGATATGTTTCTACGTGTAGACATGTTGCCCAGCAAGCTGTTCAAGTGGAATGAAAAGAAGTGGATAGAAGTAGATAAAACCAAGACTGACAGTTTTGCCTACGACGCCGCATATATACAACATCTAATCGAGAAGATTGACAGCGGAGAGTATGATGTGGACATGTTGTCCGTCGCTGAACAAGAGCAAATTTCAAGGTACTTAAACAATGACAAACCCAACTGAAAGTAGATTCATCACACACCCAACAGTTTTAGAAAAAAGCACCACAAGTCACACAGTAGTCTTAGTTGATCCATACGAATTAGAAACCAAAGTTCTTACTATATTTTTACAATCTTGTTCACTTAACTTTGATGTGTACTTCTACACAGGCGAAACTGGTGATTTAGAGTATCTAAGTGAAATTACCAAAAATGCTGATGCAGTGCTGATCAACACAGTCAGTGAAGTTTCAGTAGTCCCAGATGGTCAACGCTATGGTCCAGATCTAGACCTAAAGAGTTGTATAGACTATTTCCGTCGCTATGCTGCTCAAAATAGTTGACACTCCAGATAAATCCCTGTTATAATGCTAGTATTGGTAAATAATATACTAATATAATAAAGGATTTTATGCCATACGAAAACCCACTTAAAGGCAGTACTGTTTACGTTAAGAATGATAACGTAGAAGCGGCCATGCGCAAGTTCAAAAAGAAAATGATGGACAGCGGCCTGCTACAAGAACTACGTGATCGTGAATTTTATGAAAAGCCCACAGCTACTCGTAAGAAAAAAGCGTCGGCAGCTAAAAACCGTTGGAAAAAGAAAATTTCCAGCCAAGAGTTGCCCAAAAAATTATATTAGTATATAATAACTAATACAAGAAATAAATAATTATACAACCGCTGATTTATACTTAATTGCAGGCGGCTAAACTTGCTAAAGGAGGATGGCAGAATGAATAATTCTGATACAGAAGTGGGAGGCTTTGGCTTCCCAACATACGGTAGACTGCTCTGATGAGGGTTTACATTTTAGATCTTGCTTAATAAAGGAGAAACTATATGTCTAAGATCATTGGTATTGACCTCGGCACCACTAACTCATGTGTGGCCATTCTTGAAAACAACAAACCAAAAGTAATTGAAAATAACGAAGGTGCTCGTACTACACCTAGTATCGTTGCCTACGGCGATGAGATCGTAGTTGGTGCACCAGCTAAACGTCAAGCAGTTACAAATCCAAAGAAAACAGTCTATGCGGCTAAACGCTTAATTGGTCGTAAGTTTGACGAAAAAGAAGTACAAAAAGACATTGACCTAATGCCATACAAAATTGTTAAAAACAAAAATGGTGATGCATGGGTTAAGATTGATGATCAAGAACTAGCACCACCACAGATTTCAGCTGAAGTCTTACGCAAAATGAAAAAGACCGCTGAAGACTATCTTGGACATGAAGTAACACAGGCAGTTATTACTGTTCCTGCTTACTTTAATGACAGCCAACGTCAAGCAACTAAAGATGCAGGTACTATTGCAGGCCTAGAAGTCTTACGTATTATCAATGAGCCAACAGCGGCTGCACTAGCGTTTGGTATGGATAAAGATTCTAAGAAAGATCGTAAGATTGCTGTATACGATCTAGGTGGTGGTACATTTGACGTATCAATCATTGAAATTGTAGATGTTGATGGCGAAAAACAATTTGAAGTACTAGCTACCAATGGTGACACATTCCTAGGCGGTGAAGACTTTGACCAACGTCTAATGAACTACTTAATTGATGAATTCTTAAAAGAGTCAGGCGTTGACCTGTCAAAAGATGTTCTAGCTCTACAACGCCTAAAAGAATCAGCAGAAAAAGCTAAAATTGAACTATCAAGCAGCCAACAAACCACAGTAAACTTACCGTACGTTACTGCTGATGCCACTGGTCCTAAACACTTAAACGTAACTATTACACGTGCTAAGTTTGAAGGCCTAGTAGAAGATTTGATCAAACGTGCTAGCGAGCCATGTAAGGTAGCATTGAAAGATGCAGGTGTAAGTGCCAGCGACATTGATGATGTTATCTTAGTTGGTGGCCAAACACGCATGCCTAAGGTACAGGAATCAGTTAAAGAGATCTTTGGACGTGATCCACGCAAAGACGTTAACCCAGACGAAGCTGTAGCAGTTGGTGCGGCTATCCAAGGTGCTGTTCTAGCAGGTGATAAAACAGACGTGTTATTGTTAGACGTTACTCCGTTGAGCCTAGGTATTGAAACAGTTGGCGGTGTTATGACTAAACTGATTAAAAAGAATACAACTATTCCTACTAAAGTTAGTCAAACATTCTCAACAGCAGAAGACAACCAACCAGCAGTTACAGTAGCTATTGGACAAGGTGAACGTGAGTTTATCAAGGACAACAAGAAACTAGGTGAATTTAACCTAGAAGGTATTGCTCCTGCTCCACGTGGCGTGCCAGCAATTGAAATTACACTTGACATTGATGCTAACGGTATCTTGAAAGTAAGTGCCAAAGATAAAAACACTGGCAAAGAAAACAAGATCACTATCAAAGCTAACTCAGGCTTAACTGAAGAAGAAATTGAAAAGATGATTCAAGAAGCTGAAGCTAACAAAGATGCTGACGTTAAAGCTCGTGCTGTAGTTGATGCTAAAAACCGTGCTGATGAACAAGTACACGGTATTAACAAAGCATTAAAAGAACACGGTGACAAGTTAGATGATGGCATGAAAGAAAAAATTGAATCAGCACTAAAAGATCTTGAAACAGCCAAAGCTACAGAAGATGCTGACAAGATCATGGAAGCTATCTCAGCACTAGCTGAGCCAGTTAAACCATTGTTTGATATTATGCAACAGGCTGAAGTAGCTAAACAAGCTGAAGTTCAACCTGGTGCACAACCCAATTCAGAGAAACCAGTAGAAGGTGAAGTAGTAGATGCTGAGTTCACTGAAGTTAAAAAGGATGCCTAAGGGGTCCTTTAATTAATCTTGCTTAATATAAGGAGAATAAGCTATGAAACAAGTATATGTAAATTCGTTAGATATCCCACAAATTCACAGATTTGCTGTGGGCTTTGACCGTATGTTTGATGAACTTGCTCGTACAGCAGGTACATTAAACTCAAGTAACTATCCACCATACAACATCGTTCGTGTTGCTGAGAACGAGTATGAAATTGAAGTAGCAGTCGCTGGCTTTGCAGAAGACGAACTAGATGTTGAAATGCAAAATGGTGAACTGTTTGTGCGTGGTGAATCAAAAGCCACTGACACACGTGTGGGCAACTACTTACATCAAGGCATTGCTGCACGTGACTTTACACGCACGTTTGCTCTTGCAGACAACGTTGAAGTCAAAGGTGCTAGTGTTAAAAACGGCATCTTAACAATCAAATTGGAAGTGTTTGTTCCTGAACACGAAAAGCCAAAAAAGATTGCAATTACCTTTCAGAAGTAGTATAATTAATAGTAAGGGGTAAGGAAACTTACCCCGCTATTCAACTAAAAAATTATGTCAATTATAGAAAAGGAACATATGGGTACCAAAGCTGTCACAAGGACAAAGCCTGTCCCTAACTTTGATTTGCAAGAACCTCCAATGTATCGTGTGATCTACATTAATGATAATGTAACTACCATGGAGTTTGTTGTGGAAACATTGGTAACTATATTCAATCATACACCAGAATCAGCAGAAGCAGTTACAATGAAGATCCATGAAGAAGGATCAGGTATTGCCGCTGTACTACCATATGAAATGGCAGAACAAAAAGGTGTAGAAGTAACGCAACTGGCCCGTAACAACGGATTTCCACTGCAAGTTAAACTAGAACCAGACGCATGATTTTCAACAAGATTAAAGAACTCAAAGCTGAAGGTAAGCGCATAGGTATCACCTTTAGTACCTTTGACATGCTACATGCTGGCCATATAGCCATGTTAAGTGAAGCTAAAAACCACTGTGATTACCTAATATGTGGATTACAAACAGATCCAACTATTGATCGTCCTGACACTAAGAACAAACCTGTTCAAAGTATTGTTGAACGTCAAATTCAATTGGCCGCTTGTCGTTATGTAGATGAAGTTGTTATCTACCAAACAGAACAAGACCTAATTGACTTGCTGTTAATCCTACCACTTGATGTGCGTATTTTAGGTGAAGAATATCAACATACTGATTTTACTGGTAAAGAAGAATGTCTATATCGTGGCATTGAATTAATTTACAATAAACGTGATCATTCATTTAGTAGTTCAAGTTTACGTAAACGTGTAGCACATGCCGAAACTGAAAAATTATTGAAGGCTAAACATGAAACTAAGTGAAGATACAAAATTTTTTATCCTACTATTTGTTGTTATTGCATCAATGGTCATGGCATTTTTTCCACCTAAACCAGAAGTAACAGTGTTCTATGACTGCCGCATAGCTGAGATTAGTCCAGATGTGCCACCCAAGGTCAAAGAAGAATGTCGTAAGAAAATGGAGAAACACTAATGGATGTGATGTTAGACTTAGAAACGCTAAGTGTGCGTCCTGATGCTACAATTTGTACATTTGGTGCTTGTAAATTTAGTCCTTATAACCAAGAAGACATTGTAGACGGTATCTACTTCCGCATTGACATTGACAGTCAAATTGCTCTAGGACGACATGTAGATGACAATACTATTGCTTGGTGGGGTAATCAAGCAGAAGATGTCCGTGAAGAAGCTCTGGGTGAAGGTGATAGAGTCAGCTTAGAAAAGTTTACGCAAGAACTAAACAGATTTATTGTAGGTTGTGATAATATCTGGGCACAAGGTCCAGTATTTGACATTGTTATTTTAGAAAACCTATATCGCCAAATGGGCTTACCATGCCCATGGCAGTTCTGGCAGATCCGTGATAGTCGTACCTTGTTAAGTAGCCTAGGTGACCCACGTGAAAAGAACAAAGCAGGCCTACACAATGCCTTAGAAGATGCAGTAAGTCAAGCACAGGCTGTGCAGTACGTGTTTAAACAAGCAGGTATTACGGAGAAGCGTTAATGCAGATTATATTTGGGCGTGAAAACGCAGAAAAACTCAGAGAAAAGTACACAGTACTTGATCTAGAAACAGTAGAAAAAGATGGACACAGTCTAGAAGTATTTTGTCTAATTCCTGGTGATAAAATTGGTCTAGGTGATTTACCACAGTTAGAAAGCTGGGTTAAACTACATCACGATTTCCTTAATGGGTATTCTAAACAAGAATATGACTACTGCCTACAATGCATTGAACATCTTCGCGGCAAGTTTGGCGGAGAAGTAGACACATTCTACGATGAAATTCTTCGTCGTATCAACGAAAAAGACGTCAAAGTTTAATCTAGATTAAGATTAAAGTACTATAAAACTTCACCCTAGGGTTCTAGTAAATATTAATACTAGGAGCCTAGACAGTGAAAAAAATAATAATAACAATCACTTTCTTAGCGGCATCAACTGCGACGGCCGCACCTCTGCCTGACTATACATTCAAAAGCCCAAGCTTCAATGGCAATGGTTACGGCACTTATGTCTTAACCATACAGAACGAAGAGTTTACTCGCAAGCAGGCAATTGAGCAGGCCTTACAAGCAGCACAGCAACAGGCCAAAACAGATGCAGCTAATACTCCTATTAACCAGTTCCTAGTAAACTTAGAATCACGTGTGCTAGCACAGGTAAGTCAAAACCTAGCTACTGCTATGTTTGCTCCTGGTGCAGCCACTAGCGGAACATTTAATTTCCAAGGTAATACAATATTTTGGCATAACCTAGGGAATTCTGTAGAATTACAAGTAACGGATAACTTGGGGAATGTAACCACGATCAATGTACCACTAGGATCATTTACATTTACACAACCATAATATGAAAAGAATAATAACAATATTAGCTATATTATCGTTGACTGGCTGTGCCACTATACAGAAAGCTGGATATGAGTCTAAACCAGAAACAGTGGGTATTAAACTACAAAAAGAGTTTGATACTATACCAGCACCAATGGGCAAGCCTATTACTGTGGCTGTGTATAGTTTTAAAGATCAAACTGGGCAACGCCGTAATATACCAAACATTGCTAGTTTTAGTACTGCGGTAACACAGGGTGCTGAGCCGTTTTTAATACGTGCCTTACAGGAAGTAGGACACGGACAATGGTTTGATGTAGTAGAACGTGTTAACGTGGACAACCTAGTTAAAGAGCGTACTATTATCAAACAGATGCGCGATGCCTACGAAGGCACTAATGCTAAACCACTAATGCCCTTACAGTTTGCTGGTGTTATTATGGAAGGTGGTATTATTGGTTATGATAGCAGTATAGAAAGCGGTGGTACAGCTTATAAATGGTTGGGCATTGGTCCACAGACACAGTACAGTAAAGATGTAGTTACAGTTAGTTTGCGAGCAATATCAGTTAACTCTGGTAAAGTTCTAGCCACAGTAACAGAAAGTAAAACAATTTATTCAACAGCTGATAGTATTGCTGTGCTTAAGTTCTTTAAAGGTGGCACACAATCATTTGAATTTGAAACAGGCTTGACTATAAACGAGCCAACAAGTTTAGCGGTGAAAACTACAATTGAAGCCGCAGTAGTAGAGTTGATCAAAGAAGGTCAACGTAAAGGAATTTGGGACTATAGAACTAATGCTCCACAGGCATTACCTGTAGTACCAAGTACTCCTGTAGCACAACCTCCAGAGCCAGCGGTGGTAACACAACCAATAGCTAAAGAGGAACCAATTGAGGCCAAGGCGGTGGAAGAGCCAACAGCACCAGTGGAAGTAAAACAGGAAACTAAGAAACCACAGGTAAAAAAGAAAACTAATAAACTAATGCCAGTGGTGGATAACGGACCTAAAGTGTCCAAGGAGCAGATAGATGTTAAATTACATTAAAAGTTTATTCGCAGTGTTATTACTTACTACAAGTGTGGCCTATGCTGACAACAACATCTATATTGATCAAAGCGGTGACTCTAACACTATCACAGTAACACAAGGTGATGGTAGTGGCAGCACAGGCAGTGACAATATTGGTGGTACAGGCAGCGGCAGTGCCGGCACAGGTAATCGTGCTAAAATTTACGGTAACAACAATGTTGTCAACGTAGATCAAGCTGGTACAAGTGATACCTTAAAATTGAATATCAATAACAATGCTACAAGTGGCTTTACATCAGAAACACGCAATGGTAATACATATAACAAAACATTCAATTATAGCGTAACTGGTGACAGTTCAACTGGTGTTATTAATATTACAGGTACACCTAGTGGCGGTGCAGCAACAGCCAGCTCAGGCAACCTAGTTAATATTAATCAAAGCGGTAACAGTGCTGGAGTTACTTTAAGTATTACAGGTAGCACCAACGACGTTACAGCATTAACCAGTGGTGGTAGTAGCAATACACTTACTTCAACAATCACAGGTAGTGGAAATAGTCAAGGTATCAGCCTAACAGGTGGCGGTAGCAACGCAGCAACACTAACACAAACTGGTGGTAGCAATATTATCAATTTGACCAGTGTTGGCGCAAGCAATACCTACACAGTTAGTCAAACGGGCACAGGTCACGATGCTGAATTGAGTTTCAATGGTAGTAGCAATACAGTTGCAGTTACACAGCAAGGTAGTACAGGTGTAAGCAACGTTAATGTTACTTCAGTAGGCAGCAGTAACTCAATCACTATCAACACCAACGCTCACTAAGCGGGGTGTAAAATGCGAGCATGGATATGGGCAGCAGTCTTATTTGTTACGACTCTGCCCTCTTTTGCTGGCGACAACCAAGCATATATTGATCAATCTGGTCAATTCTCAGATATTTACGTATTACAAGATGGAGTAGGCAATGGCCTATATGGTATAGGCGGCCCTGCTATTCCCACAAATACAGCTACCATTCATGGTAATGGTAATGTAGTAACCATACAACAAACAGGCTCCAACGATCAACTACAGTTGAACATGGAAACTTCCAGTATGCCACGTCCGATGACCAATGTTAGTTGTCCTACATGCCCACAACCTGTACAAGGCAACAGTTGGAGTTATAACATTAATGGTAACAATGCCAAAGCGGTTATAGATGTCAACGCAGATGGCAAGAATACTTCAGTGAGTAATGGCATGGATGTGTCACAGATAGGTGATAATGCCGTATACAATGGGCGTTTTATTGGCGACCATAACTCAGTGACTGTATCAACTACAGGACTTAACCAAACAGTTAATACAAGCGTAAGCGGTAGTACTAATACACAGACTACCAGTGCCGCTAATGGTAGTTACAATATTGTCACGGTAACACAATCTGGCACAAATGGCACGGCGCAGACTAACTTAAATGGTACTGCTAATATAGTCACAGTAAATCAAACAGATGGCGCTGCAAATGGACATCGCACAAACCTAGACATTAGTGGTAATAGTAATACCATTGCTGTTAATCAAAGTAGTCTAGTAGCAGATAGTAATATAAATCTTAAAACCACTGGCAGTAATAATGTTATCAACATAACGAGTATGTCAAGATGAAGCAACTACTAATCTTGTTACTTGTCCCTTTACTAGCCAATGCCGCAGTGGGTACTATCACAGAACAAACAGCCCTGCCTGGTACTATTACTCGTAGTTTTACTGCCATGGAAGGTAAGAAAGGTGCTGGCATTGAAATGAATGACAAGGTACAGACTACTAAAGGTAAGATTGGCATTACATTCCAAGACGATACTAAAGTAGAAGTTAATGAAAGTAGTAAGTTAGTCATTGATGATTTTGTATTTGATCCTAAAAAGCCCAGTGCCGGCAAACTGGCTATGAAGTTTACACAGGGCACAGTTCGTTACGCATCAGGTGCTATTGCGCACAGTAACCCTAACAAAGTAGCACTAAACACGCCTAGCGCGACCATAGCAGTGCGTGGTACAGACTTTACGGCTACAGTAGATGAAATGGGCGAAAGTACTGTTATTCTACTGCCAAGTTGTCCTAAAGGTTGGGCAGATATAGACAGAGATTGTAAAACAGGTGCCATTGACGTTATTAACGATGCTGGTATGGTTAGTCTTAATGTAGCCTTTCAAGGCACTAAGGTAGCCAGTCGTACTACAATGCCAATGAAACCAACAGTATTAAACTTGTCACCTGATACGATTAACAACCTGCTGATCGTTAGTCCGCCCAAAGAACTACGCAAGGAAGGAATAGAAACTAAAAACATATCAACTAAAAATCCTGCTGATATGTTAAATGTAGACTTTCTTAAACAAGATTATTTAAAAAATGAGTTTGAAAAAGAAGGCACACCCTTTGGAGATAACCCATTGGCACACCCACTATTAGAACAATACTTCCTTGAAAACATTTTTGACATCTTGGCACAACAGCTACAAGAAGAACAAGCTGGACTACTAGCTAACTTGATAGCACCAAGTCAAACTAATAACATACTGCCAGACTATAAAAAGTCTACAGGTGTTACTGAAAGTATTGGCGCAAGTGAAGTTACCTTATGCCGTAGTGATGGCAGTAACAATCAATGTATTAGTACTCCTAAAGATCAAAATAGTCTACTAGTAGAAACACAGGGCGCAGTTACTATTAAAAACCGTGTCAATCAAGGTGCGGGCAGTACTATAACGGTGATACAACGATGAAAAAGTTACTGTTAATCTTATTACTTGTATGTTCTAGTGCATGGGCTGACGTTACCCAAGAACATTTTAGCTTCGCACAGGTATTTGATGTACAGTGGTATACCAGCAACGGCAAATTATATGCCAGCAGTTTCAATTATTTGTATGCCAGTGTCAACGCAAGTGGCCAATTACAAGCGGGCAGACTAACATCTACACAAACTAATGCCTATGCATCAGCTGGTGATTATTTGGCTTTTTTTCATAGCTCAACTAATCCTGGAACCTTTGGACTTGGAGTATATGACACTAACAATAATCTAGTTCGTGTGTTGGACTACACAGGGACCTTTGTGGCTCTGGCAGATGGTGCTATATTCTATAATGGTAATGGCAGTTGGGGTACATTGTTCACTACAGCACAGGGATATAGTTATGGGCAAGGTGGATCTTGGACTATCACACAGAGTTATCCTAGTAATACCTACATGACTAATTATACTCCGCCTAACACTACTCCCTTAGCGGCAGGACAGTCGGCGCCACCTGCTGTTACTATAACCAGCAGAGTAAACTCAACAATTACCACAACAGCTACAAGTGGAGCGACGGTCTATACCTACAGTCAACCTATTACCACTACAACCTATAGTGATGGCTCTCAGACTGTGGTTAACAATGGCAGTGCAGTACTATTAAGCACAACTACTGTGGGTGGGGGCAGTGGTATTACCAATGCTGAACAAACATCAATGAACATTTCTCGTAATCAGCAGGTCAACTTGCCCACACCCAGCCACGTCTATATAGATCAAATTGGCAGTGGTGATCATATTAATATCACAGTAAACAATCAGTCTAACCTAATAGGTGGACAAGATCAAACTGCTATGAAAGTTCGTGGCGGCAATAACACAGTTACTATACATCAGGGCGACCCTACTAATACATTAAGCACACATAACGTCATAGCCGCAGACCTACTAGGGGGAAGCAATAGTCTAACAGTTAATCAAGGCACAGACGCAAACGGTAACGGTAGTGGCACAGACTCTGGATATCATTATAGTAGCATATATGTTAGTGGAGTTAACAATTCAGTTAACGTTCAACAGCAGGCCACAGTTAATAATAACGTAGGCAACTATGCCAGCATCAATGTCACAGGCAATCAGAATAACATAGGTCTAATACAAACTGGTAACTCACCTAAACAGTTATTCACCGCAGTCTCAGGCAATCAAAATACAGAAACAATTAGTCAAACTGGACTTGGGCAGCATTTTCTAGATGTTAATCTAAATGGAGATGGTAACACTGCTACAGTAAATCAGTCAGGCAATACAGCCAACACAGCAACCATCAACCTAACCAATGCTGGTGGCCCCGCTAGTGTAAATCTAACACAAACAGGCGGACAAAGTTATGGTATAAGTCAAACCTGCGTACAAGCAGGAGGCTGCGGTACTGTGACTGTACGTCAAGGACCGTAACTAAACTGTAATCTAAAATGTAATCTTTTAATAGGATATTCTTTATAAATATCTTACTAAAGGAGGACATCATGATGAAACAAAGTAAACTAGTAACTAAGTTGTATCGTGCTTGTCTCGACCACGATACAGAAGCAATTAAAGAACTACGTAAAAAAGAGTTTCTTAAAATTGTGAAACACAAGGCCGAAGGGAAGCCATTCAACAGCAAATGGTCTATAGTTAGGATCTAACTGTATCAATAAAAAGCCCCTTAATTGGGGCTTTTTATTGAGTTAGTTTTCTTATGCGTAGGTATCTGGGTTAATTTTTGTTGCTTCTACTAGCTCGCCTTCGGCATTGTAGACTTTAACGGTTTGATCAACATCAACTTCAGGTTTTACATCTTTACGTGCAAAACTTAGAGCTTCTTTGATAGTTTCAAACTCATACTCTATTTGTTCTAGTACGCCTTTGATCCATCTGTTGATTTTAACTAAGCCCATGATTAAGCGTAAGTTGAATCCTGACTAGATAACCCAACTGATTGTACTAGTGAACCGTCTTCGTCATCATATATCTTAATTACTTGTTCTGTTTCAACTTCGTAAATTGTTTTTTGATGATTTACTTCAGCTTGATTAGCAAATGTAAGAGCCTGTCCTAGATCTTCAAATTCATGATCTTGAACTGTTAAACGACCTCTTTGCCATTTGTGTACTTTAACGTGATGCTTATTGTGATGTGCCATTTTTATTATCCTTTAAAAATTTTTGCCCAAATCTTACGGGTGTTATCTGTGTATTTATTTAAATTTCTTTGATTCAATGCTACATTAACAGCAGCAAAGCGGTGTGTACGCAGTAGCGCATCAGCAATTTCGTCGCTTTCAGCTGGGCGAGCATTAAACCATCTAGTAGCCCAAGGAATTTCGTAACTGCCCACTACAGGCACACCTTGACTGATCAAGTCAGCTGACACAATATTAAATGTTTCACTGAAGTTACACTGTAGGCCAATGTCCATGGTTGAACAGATTTCTAAGAATCCTTCACGTGGAGTCCACTCATGTCCAATTAGTTGATGCCCTTGGCCAGCCAGATGTTGAAATAGCCCACGTAGGTTATGCATCACAGGATCGCCCTTCATTTCAATACGGCCCATGTTGATATGGAAACGCAGTTGTTTACCTGCGGTCTGAGCAAACTTAAGAGCTGCTACAGCCTGTACCAAATGATTCTTTAACGGGCGCACTGCACCAAAACAGGCAATGTCTACCCAGTATTTGTTCTTGTCATATTTTTTCTGTTTCATTTCTTGCGGATAGAAATTAGGCATGTAGATGATACGGCGCTGAGTTTCTTCGTCAGTCCACCCCTGTTTGATCTGCAGATAAGTTCTAACTTCATCTAACATGCGAGGAGCATTGACACCAATAACAATATTTTTGAATGTGACATAGTCGCCAATCCAATCCATGGCCATACCTTCACCAGCCATAAATGGCATTTCACTGTGTAAGCGTATGATCCAAGTTACGTTAGGATGTAGTTTGGTTAGAATTTCAAACTTTTGCGGAACAACCCAAAGTGCTTCAACAATACAGTGTGTGGGCTTATGGCGTGTTACCAAGCGATCAATGCAGTTGTTGTCTATAGCCACTTCCATAGCTGACTCAACTCCCATGTCGTTTAGCATTTGATCAACAAAGCTGGCACTGTTAAACAAGCCTGTGCTAAGGCCCTGCGGACTGTGTTTAACTGGGTTGAAATCCTCACGCCGCTTGAGGATAAAAAGTACCTTGCTCATTGAAAAACCTTTCTAATTGATAATATACAGCTATTTATATCTTAGACGATTACGTGTAGATTACATTGATAATTCCTTATTATTTTTGTTGACTTTAAGATAAATCTGTTGTATAATAGTTTAAATACTAACGTTTGGAGAAATACATGGACAACAAAACCTACAGTAAAGACTTAGATATTCAAAAGATTGAAAACAATGTAGGGGGTAGCCGTTTTGAATTGATATTAATTGCAGCTACACGAGCCCGTGAAATATCTAATATACGCAATATTGCTAATAGAAATAATCCAGCGTTGAAGTATGATACTAAAATTACCACAGAAGCATTAAAAGAAATTGAAGATGGTAAAATAGGCCGCGAATACTTAATGAAAGTAGTCAAAGCAAGATAACTAATAAGCACAAGTTTCTGCATGAAAACCCTGGCAGACCTAGCCGTTGGCCAAGTAGCAGTGATCAAAGCCTTAGCGTTTGATGATCTAGGTTACCATAAGCGACTATATGGTCTAGGACTGCGAGAGGGTAAAGAAATAAAAATTATTAGAAAGGGGTTGACAGGTAGCCCACTTCATGTTATAATAGGTACTACTGAATTAGCAATTCGTCAAAAAGAGGCGAAAAATATACATATATTTTAATTCGGTATAAATAAATTTATAAGAAATAAAAAAGAGGTTGACACAGTTTATATTAGACTGTATAATAGTTTTTATAGTAACAAATTAATTAAAGGAAAGCGAAAGCAAAATGTTTAACAACAAGCTACATCAATTTAGAGGATCGAAACAAGTGCAAGCACTCGTAACGATATCTTATTGGCTAGCGATTGAGACAACATTAGGCAATGATCGTGCACCGAATAGTATCGATGGGGTTCGAGAGGGATGGGATGGTTATTAAGTAAATAACAAAATCCAAAACTTTAAGAACCCTAGAACAGAAATGTTACTAGGGTTTTTTGTTTTATGTGTCAGGGAAACGAGGTCCAAGCAAGGCACATTAAAGATTGTATGTTAAACGGGCGGGACTAGAGGATGGATTACCCTTGTGTGGGTAAAAAAATTCTAGTTATAATAAAACACATTGGACGAATATACTTGCTGGGGTCGTATAATGCGGCGCCTTCAATACCAAACACCAGTGTGCTTTATTATACGCATTCGCAAGAGTGTGTTTAAACTCAGTGTGGTGTAGAGATAACATGCGTGGTTTGGGACCATGTGTCGAAGGTTTGATTCCTTCCACTGAGACCATTTAGCGGGTGATGAGCAGCATTGGCGACTGCAGCAGACTGTAAATCTGTGTCCTCTGGAAACTAGGTTCGACTCCTAGATCACCCACCAAGTTATGTCGCAGTTCCAGTTACATTAATCTCTCAGTTCAAAGCTGTTAGTGTGCAAAGGACACGAGAAAGTCAACTTCTTCTGGGTAGACTGTGACGCCAAAATTTAGGGTCGTTAATTCAATGGGAGAATAGCTGGCTTTTAACCAGTCTACGACGGATCGTAACCGTCACGACTCACCAAGTATTTTATAGATAGAGCTAAATAATAGTAATAAGGAGCTCTACCTATGAAGTATTTTAATTGTTTATGTTGCGGAAAAGAAAATATCATTAAAGGCTATAGTTATACAGGAAAATATTGTAATAACAAATGTCAAGCAACACATCGCACAGCTAAATGGTTTGAAGATAATAAATTATTGTTTGAACAAGGTTTACTTAAGCATAGATCAGCAATTAAAAAGTTTGTTAAATTAAGAGATGGTGAAATGTGTTCTATTTGCGGACAATCGCCAGAATATAATAACAAGCCGTTAGTTATGATTATAGATCATATTGATGGTGACGCAAGTAATAATATGCCGGATAATTTTAGATTAGTGTGTCCAAATTGCGACTCGCAGTTAGATACATATAAAGCACGAAATATAGGAAATGGTCGTGCTACTAAAGGTATGAAATGGTATAGTAGTTTATAAATGCGGTATTAGCTCAATCGGGAGAGCACGGCACTGTCACTGCCGAGGTAAGGGGATCGAAACCCCTATATCGCGCCAAATAATTGTTGACAGCATTGTCTGTTAGCTATATAATGTTTATTAGAGTCATTGCTCCCATCGTCTAGAGGCCTAGGACACCCGCCTTTCACGCAGGTAACACGAGTTCGAATCTCGTTGGGAGTACCAGTTTTAAAGTTACGGGCTGTTGGTATACTTGGGAACACACCTGCCTTGCACGCAGGAGTACGGGGTTCGACTCCCCGACGGTCCACCAAATTAATTGCGCGGTTAGCTCAGCGGGAGAGCAGGGCCCTTACAAGGCCAAGGTCGAAAGTTCAATCCTTTCACTGCGCACCAAGTTAGTAGTAGTAAAGTTTTATTCCGGTCAAGCAAACACGGTGTAGGCGGTGGACTGTTAATCCATGAAGGTTGGTTCGATTCCAACGACCGGAGCCATTTTTATAGTCTGTTAGTTCAATGGGAGAACAGTCGACTGATAATCGACAAACACTGGATCGTAACCAGTACGGACTACCAAGTATTCCAACCACATCGCGTTTAGGGTGAAGTAGGGCGTGCCAATAAAACCCTGTAAGATCAAAAATACCTACCAAGCAAGGAGGAATCACAGCGCAAGCTGAAGAACAATGTGGTGACTTGCTACCCGGGAGAAAGCTGTAACATTACGTATTCGAGGTTAGGAGAGTACAGCAAACCGCCCACTTATTTTGGAAGCGTGGCAGAGCCTGGCTGATTGCACCTGTCTTGAAAACAGACAAGGGGAAACCCTTCGTGAGTTCGAATCTCACCGCTTCCGCCAAATATTTTTATCCTTCTGTAGTTCAATGGTAGAACGGCTCCCTTATAAGGAGTGAGTGCTAGATAAGCCGCTAATGGGGGTTCGAGTCCCTCCAGAAGGACCAATGCTCTTATAGTTAAGTGGCATAACGCATCCATGGTAAGGATGTATTCCAAGTTCGATTCTTGGTGAGAGCACCAAAAAAGTTTAATTGGCTCATGGTGTAGTGGTAGCACAACAGGTTTTGATCCTGTTAGTCCTAGTTCGATTCTAGGTGGGCCTGCCAAATAAATAAAGAACAGTCCGGAGCATGCGAGTCCTACGATAAGTAGGAGAAAACTCCACTTATAGCTGGAATTTACCAGTGAACCCTATGGACGCATAGGGCTACGGGCATCCTGGGGGACAACTCCAACCTAATTAAAATGGTAGCACAGCAGTTTTGTATAAATAATATAGTGGAGATAAAAATGTTCTATATTATATACAAGACTACAAATTTAATCGATAATAAAATTTATGTCGGATCGCACCAAACTAAAGAGTTGAATGACGATTACTTAGGGTCCGGAAAGTATCTTAAGCGTGCTATTTCTAAACACGGAAAGCAAAATTTTACTAAAGAGATTTTACATGTGTTTGACAATAAACAAGACATGTTTAATAAAGAACGCGAAATAGTAAATGAAGAATTTGTTAAGGATACAAATACATACAATTTCAAAATAGGCGGCTCGGGTGGTAATCCAGGCATTGTGGGTGCATTTTCTGGTAAAAAACATTCGCAAGAGTCGATTGAAAAAATAAGATTGTCTGCCCTTGCCCAAGGAACAACAGATGAAAAAAGAAGAAAATGTTCTGTTAATAATTGGGCAAAACAAGACCCAGACGCATTTAGAAAACACGCATCACGCATAAACAAAGATATCCCTAAAACAGATACACATAGAAATGCGCTAGCAAAGGCACAGCTAGGACGAAAGATGATGAACAATGGTACAGTATCTAGTTTTATTAAAGCTGATGATATAAATGAATATTTAGAAAAAGGGTGGACACTAGGCCACCATTAACAATCAATTACCCCATAGTGTAACGGCAGCACGCGAAGCTCCAAACTTCTTAGTCGCGGTTCAAATCCGTGTGGGGTAGCCATTTTTACGCAACGGTACCAGAGTGGCCTAATGGCGGGGACTGCAAATCCCTAAAGCCGCCGGTTCAAATCCGGCCCTGTGCTCCAAGAATAAATGTAAATATATACTATGTTAACAATGGATTTTATTGACGGCTCATATCCAGATTTCATTCATCGATTAGATGATTTTTTGGAATTGGTCCCATCTGGGCATGCTAAATGTTCTAAGAATGATATACTATTTTTATATTCAATCATCTATTCTAAAAAACCAGAAAATGTATTAGAAATAGGCCGTAGTTATGGCACATCAACTTTGACTATATGTGGTGCTTTAACGGACAATAATAAAGGTAAATTATATTCAATTGATGTGGAAAACTTATTGCCAAAAGATATAGCAAATATAATTGATAAAAGAACTCAATTGATTACTAATTCAAGTGAATACCTATTAGATGAAATCAATGATGTTAAATTTGGTGTTACATTCATTGATGGCGATCATTCATACGAGATGGCCAAAAATGATATTATTAAATCCATGACACTATCAGAAGATGAAGCAATCATACTTTGTCATGATTCAGACATGTTAGGAGTACAACAGGCTATCAACGAAGTCTGTGGTATGTATCCAACTAGCTTATTAAATTGTGGAGTATTTGGAGAAAAGATCCAAATGCTCATAGTCCGTAAATAATCCAACATAGCAATATAGCTCAGCTGGCCAGAGCAGATCCTTCATACGGATAAGGTCACTAGTTCGAATCTAGTTATTGCTACCATGCCTCCATAGCTCATTTGGATTAGAGCATTTGGCTACGAACCAAAAGGTGGGGAGTTCGAATCTCTCTGGGGGCTCCAGTTTTAATGCAGGATTAGTTTAATGGTAAAACGAAACGTTGCCAACGTCTAGTCACGAGTTCGATTCTCGTATCCTGCTCCAATGGTGTCTATAATGTAGCGGTAACATTCAGGATTGTGATTCCTGCATCACGGGTTCGAACCCCGTTAGACACCCCACTTGACATTTTGATTAAATGACTGTATAATACACATATGAAAAATAAAAATACATACACCAAGTTCCAAGAAGCAGAAGATGCTGAAACAGCCTATGCTATGGTATTATCTGGGCAGTGGACTGTTGAACGATTTGCTGAATGGCACGATCAGGTCAAACATATTGAATATATGTATGCCACAGCAGATGAGAGTTTCTGAGTGACTGAAGAACAACAATTAGCCTGGGATATATTAAGCACACCTGACAATGCGGACTTTAAAGAGTACCGCAGAATGCACTATGCAACATGGCTAACTAAAGAACGCAAGGTATTACTAATATCTGATATGGAAACAGGTTATATTATTAACTGTATTAACATGCTAGAAGCATTAGGACAAGAAACTACTTTAGCCTACGCAGGCTTAATTGATGAACTAGGAAGGCGAGGGCATGAATATGAAAACCAAATTTGATTGGAATGGTCTAAGTGATTTACCTGATGTAAGTCAAGAAGCACTTAAGAACTATTTCTTATATGCTCTACCACCAGGTAGTTTCTTAACCAGTTTGTTAAGTTGCGATCCGTGGACCGATGTTATTGCACGTGCAGACCATTGGAACAAAACACGCTTAAAAGAATATTCACTATGGCTACAGGACTTTGCTCCGCCAGGTAGTTGGGGTAGCCAAGATATTGTTGCTGATTGGTTGCGTAAAGGTTCTGCTTACGAACAGTTCCAAAAGTCTATGACTTGGGAAATACTACAAGCAAATGAATATGAATCAAAAGACTATGACTTCTAAGCAACAACCAAGTTGGGTTGAGACACGAGAAGCTCTTCGTACACATGTTGAGGAGCCTCCTGTGTTTGTAGGAGAAATGGGCGTCGCAGGAGTTATAGATGGTCTATTACCCAACGGTGAACCATATGGTTGGTATAAACGTCGTGGTACTAAAGATACCAAGTTCAAAGGCAGGAAAGTTTAAACTGAATGAATAAGATTAATTTTAGTGTTAATGAGTTTCCAAAATTGTGTAAAGAATTTTATAGGCAAGACTATATTAATTGGATAACATTTTTGTCTGACCTAGGATATAAGTTTACCTGGCAACATTACGCCAGTAAACGAAAATATGTAGAAATGGACGAAGATGAATTTACTTTATTCTTGTTAAGGTGGGCATAATGGACTTTACAATTAACCCAGAGTATATGACTAGTGTGACTATTCATAAAGAATGGAATTCTTATACGAATAATGGTCGTGTGCCAACCAATGATGAACTGCTATTAATCCTACAAGGTAAAGGTAAGTGTAGTAGCACAAGTTCAGAAGACCACCCAGAGTTTGCCCGTTTGCGTGAGCAGTTAGGCGAGCTAGGTTACATTCATATCCAACGTGGTCAGTGGAATGGCGATAGAGTTCTAAAGCCGTTCAAACTTAACGGCAGAAAGTTCAAAGAGGGTGATCGGTTTAGCTGTGGTGCGGCAATGGGTACGCATCTTGCTGTCCGTGCTAAACACCCAGAATATTATAAGGATGAGTACGATGATGAAACCGTGGATTGAAAATATTAGTCTTGATGATGTTCGCAAGGGATATCACTACGACCCAGGTTTCAACAGTATGCTGATCCAGATTGTAGATCCTGGTGTAGAGTTTCCAACGCCTAAACATCAGTTCCGTAAGACCTATCAGTTCTACTTCCTAGACGTAGAAGACAATGAGCCTGACGGTTGTTTGTATGATGCAGCAATTACCAATGAAGATGCTAAAGGTATTGCTGAAGCATTACGTGAAGCATGGAATGAACATATGAATGTAGTGGTACACTGCCATATGGGTGTAGCACGCAGTGGTGCAGTAGCAGAAGTTGGCGTTATGATTGGGTTTAGAGATACAGAGAAATTTCGTATTCCTAACTTGATGGTCAAACACAAGCTAATGCACTATTTAGGTTTAGTTTAAATGCTACCTTAGCTCATCTGGTAGAGCACCGGCCTGAAGAGTCGGGTGTGCTTGGTTCAAGTCCAAGAGGTAGCACCAACGTTAAATAAAGGTATAACATGAAAAAATTAGACATCAATTATGTCCGTGATTACATAGAATCACAGAGCGCAGAAACCAAAGTCTACATTGGTGGAGACAGCCGTCGTTTCCGTAAAAATGGCAAATGGTATGCTGAATACACCTTGGCAGTGGTTGTACACCTTAACGGTAAAAACGGCTGTAAGATCTTTGGTGAAAGCTCAGTTGAAGTTGACTATGATCAAAAGCGTAGTCGTCCAGCTATGCGTCTAATGAACGAAGTATATAAGATTTCAGAACTATACCTTAAACTGCACGAAGTATTAGAAGATCGTGAAGTTGAAGTTCACTTAGACATTAACCCTGATGAAATGCATGGGTCAAGCTGTGTGGTGCAACAAGCAATTGGTTATATCCGTGGTACCTGTAATGTCATACCATTGGTTAAACCAAATGCGTTTGCGGCTAGCTATGCGGCAGACCGTCTACATCACGTAGTAAATGGTTGACACAGCGGCCAAATGAGCGTATAATATATGCTTGTTTGGTTAATGCGGGATTAGTTTAATGGCAGAACAAGAGATTTCCAATCTTTTGGTGAGGGTTCGATTCCCTTATCCCGCTCCATTTTACAGGGCCTATAGCTTAATTGGTTGAAGCAACAAACTCATAATTTGGAGATTCCTGGTTCAAGTCCAGGTGGGCCCACCAAACCGGTGTTAGTTAAATGGATATAACAGGGGATTTCTACTCCCTAGTTGGGGGTTCGATTCCCTCACGCCGGACCATAAGTATTTGACATAGTCACTAAAAGGCAGTATAATATGAAATATACGCAAGAAGAGATTATTGAACTGGCCAAAGAAGTAGAGCTCAGTGATATGATTGATTGGGAAGGCCTGCCTTTAGAAAAAGATAGAATCTATCAAATCGTTGGCAGTCAAGCCTATGAAGTGTATGAAGAATTTACCAATAGTGCTGATGGTGAAGCAATACTGTTAGCCACAGTAACTAAGTTATTAGTAGAGAATTTTGTTCTTAACCTTAGGGTTAATAACGTTTAAGTTGATAGCGGTGGTGGAGCAATTGGCAGCTCGCCAGCCTCATAAGCTGGAGACCAGGTTCGAGTCCTGCGACCGCAACCAACACTAGGTTACACTTTTCCTTAAAGAAAGTGGGTCATTGGTGATACCATAACGCCAGGGTGCGCACGATAAAGTTTAGCGACTACCTCTAAGTCCCATTGCCGGGAGCCTTGAAAGTATCGTGGGTGTTTTGCTGTTTTTAACCACAAAGCAAACAGACGGACAGAGTAACCGCTCAGTTCTGGGCCAGGTAGTGCTGGTAGCAGGACACAATGCATCTATCGTCTAGAGGCCTAGGACACCGCCCTTTCACGGCGGGAACACGAGTTCGAATCTCGTTAGATGTACCAATTAATTTTGGTAATTACAATAAATGACATTTTTCAATGTGTTTAGCTAAATAAACATAAGGAGATATAAAATGTTATTAATAGAAGAGTATATTAAACAATCTAAAGAAGCAAGGCAACAACACTTAGTTTTAACGGAGTCTTGCATAGAAAGAGGTGGCCCACAAAAAGGTGGATTATCTAGTTATTGTAAAGGGCTAATGGCCCATGTATTAGATACGAGTATCCCAAGTGGACATAAAATACATATATGCCATGCCTGTAACAATGAAAAGTGTAGTAACCCAAAACATTTATATTGGGGCACTGCACAAGAAAATAGAATAGATCAGGGCAAAGATAATAGTCCTTGGGATAGAATGGTTGCCAAATATGGGTATGAAGAAGCCTGTAAAATGAATGGTAAAAATAAAAAAGGTAATACCAATGGGTCAGGTAATAAAGGTAAACCTAAATCAGAAGAACATAAAAGAAAAATTGCCCTTAATCGTAAGGGTGGTAGAAAGAAAAAAGAAACAGTTTAAATATTGCCCCGATGGTGGAATTGGCAGACACGCTTGTCTTAGAAGCAAGTACCGAAAGGTGTGAGAGTTCAAGTCTCTCTTGGGGCACCATTAAATTGCTGGATTAGCTCAGTGGTAGAGCAACCGCCTTGTAAGCGGTAGGTCGTCAGTTCAATCCCGACATCCAGCACCAAGAATTGGAGAGCTGGCCGAGTGGTCGAAGGCACTTCCCTGCTAAGGAAGCATACGGGCTTAAACCTGTATCGAGGGTTCGAATCCCTCGCTCTCCGCCAATATAAATATTAATATGAATCCAACGACATCATTTCTAGTAGTACTACTAATCACAGGCTGTGCTGTCCAGCCTACTCCCGCAAAAAATAATAAGCAAGTTGAAACAACACCAAATAAACCAGCGTACACATTGTACGTACCACCAGAAGAAATATGGCCAGAAGATTATCAATCACCCCCAAAAGTCTGTGCTAGCCCATTTAGAGGAAGTATATTAGAAAGATGAAAAACAAACTTAAGAAAATCTTAGTCAGTCCATGGACTGCTCTCATTACTCTAGCTCTTATTGTAGCTGTAGTGTTTCAAGGACCTACATTTGTAGAAAGTGTTAGGCTCCGATACTTTGACACACTTATTACCAATCAGAAGCCTACTCAAAATAATATCTATACTGTAAACATAGATGAAGCTACCATAGACCGTTATGGTCAATGGCCATTTAAGCGTGACATCTATGCTAATCTAATTGATCAAATATACGCCCACAATGCTGGCCTAGTTGTTTGGGACGTATTAATGCCAGAAAAGGATCGCCAAGGTGGCGATGCAACACTAGCCACAGTGTTAAGAACACAGGCTAATGTTATTCTTACTAACATGCCCGCACAGACCAGCAAGAATATTCCACGCAAACCAGGTAGTGCTGTAATTGGTGCAGACTATTTAGATACTATCATTAACTATCCAGGCATTATTGCCAACATTCCAGAATTAGAAAATAATGCCATTGGTGTTGGTATTGCTAACACTATGCCAGAGATTGATGGTGTTAATCGTCGCTTGCCATTGTTTGTGGGCTATAATGGTGGCTTATATCCCAGCGTTCCTTTAGAAGTACTGCGTGTTATTAGTAATGATGACACATTCCAAGTTAAGCTAAATGAGAATGGCGTTGAGAAAATGCGTGTGCCTAGCTTCCGTCCTATTAGTACAGACAGCCTAGGTCGTATCTGGGTAGACTGGAGTCAACAGAGTATTCCTGTATCAGCAGTTAACCTACCTAAAGACTTTAAGAAAGGTATTGTTATTGTAGGTACCAGTGCCGCAGGTATTGGTAATCCAGTAGCAACATCAAAAGGCAGTGTTTGGCCACAAGACATGCAGGCCGCTGTAGTTGCTACGCTGGCTAACAATGTAAATATTGAACGTCCTGATTGGGCTCCTGGTGCTGAACTATTAGCACTTGTAGTTATCTCACTTATTATCCTAATATTATCACGTTGGGTATATGTTGGCCTAGGTGTAGGTGTTGTATTAACTGCTAGTTTAATTCCAGCAAGCATGTATGTGTTTGCGCACTACAAGTTCTTAATAGATGCTATTGTGCCTACAGCAGGTGTAGTTCTTGTTATGCTACACGCTTATGGTGTTAAGTTTGTTAGTGAATTCTTACAGAAACAACAGATCAAGAAACAGTTTGGCAGCTATGTTAATCCTACTATAGTAGAACGCTTGCAAAAGAATCCAGAGCTGATCAAACTAGGTGGTGAGCGTAAAGAACTATCAATTGTCATGACAGACCTGCGTGGGTTTACTACCCTAGGCGAATCGTTTGGTGATGATGTAGAAGGACTTACACAGATCATGAACGACTACATGACAGCACTGAGTATTCCTGTGCTTAAGAATGACGGTACACTGATCAAGTTCATTGGTGATGCCAGCCTGCACGTTCATGGTGCTCCATTGGATGATGCTAACCATGCCAAGACTGCGGTACGTACAGCACTAGAAATGATTGATGCCATTGCTGATTTCAACAAGGAACTAACAGCCAAAGGTCGTCCACCAGTGGGCATGGGTGCTGGTGTTAACACAGGTGAAACTTTAATTGGTAACATTGGTGCTAAAAGTAAGTTTGGCTATGATGTCTTAGGTGATAGTGTCAGCACTGCGGCACGTTTAGAAGGACAAACTAAGGCCTATGGTGTATTACTAATCATTGGACCTAAGACTGCTGAGTATTGTAAAGATGACTTCCCTGTGGTATGGTTAGACAACATTGCTGTTAAAGGCAAAACCATCGGCTTAGATATCTATGCTGTGGGTCATACAGTCGCATACAAACACGAAGAATATAAGAAAGAATATCTACGTGGCAATTGGGTTGCCGCACTTAAATGGGCACGTGAACTAGAAGCTGATCCAACTGTAGAAATTAAAGAATACTATCACAAGATGATTGAGCGTCTTGAAGAGGGAGTTCCAGCTAACTGGGACGGCACTTATCACGCTACGAGCAAATAATGGAAGAAATTAAATCAATTGGGATCGCTCTAGATCCCAATAATATACCAGCCTTTCTATTAGATTGGGAACTAACCAAAAAGTGCAATTTGGATTGCAGCTATTGCGAAATAGGTGAAGAAGGAGGGCACGATAACTCGTTACCTCATCCTCCGCTAGATGAATGTTTACAAACTATTGACTTTATGTATGAGTACGTTAGCCTATACATGGCCAATAAAAAGCCCACTCAACGTAAGGTAGTATTAAACGTCTATGGCGGCGAAAGTTTGTATCATCCAGACATCATTGATATTCTCACTGCCTGCAGAGAAAAATATAAAAAGTATTCCAGCCAATGGGAATTAACTATTACCACCACTACCAATGCTATTGTTAAACAAAGTATCTGGAGCAAAGTAATAGATCTAATAGATGAATTTACAGTCAGCTATCATGCAGAAAATCTTCCTAAACAAGAAAAGATATTCTTTGAAAATCTATTAGAATTAAAGAACAATAACAAGCGTGTAAAATGTGTGGTAATGATGCACACCGTACCTGAGTTATGGATTAAATCATCTGAAGCTGTGGAATTTTGTAAGCAACACGATATTAGATGTATACCCAAACCATTTGATAATCCAGAACTAGCATACACCGCTGATCAATATTCAAAGTTTAAAACATTTTGGATTTCTAATACCAATTCAAAAAATAATCAACCAGCTATAGAACAATTAAATGATATAGCAACAGATACCAGCGATGTTGTAAGCATCTGTGAAGGTCGTGCATGTTGTGGTGGTAGGAAAATGTCCTTAAACAAAGACTTGAAATCAGCTGTGGTATTTGTGCCTAAACAGGGATTCTTTGGCTGGAACTGTAGTGTAAATTGGTTCTTCTTATTTGTTCAACAGACCACTGGCAAGGTCTATTTTAATAAAGATTGTAAGATGTCATTCACTGGCAAAGTAGAACCAATTGGCAACTTGAGCAATAGCTCAGCACTAATCAATAATCTTAAAGAGCAATTTGAAACTAAATCTATGCCTGTGGTCAAGTGTGCAAAATCTATATGCTTCTGCGGGTATTGCGCACCAAAGGCAGACAACATGGAAGACTTCAAAGAGTTAATTAAACGAAATGTCATAACGGATGTTATTAACTATGAATAAAATTATATTTTTTCTTTTGGTATCGTTTGCAGTTACCGTACAAGCTGGTGTAACTGCTAAGAGCTATTTGGTCACTGATACTCAAGGACAAGTTGTTATTGAGAAAGATGCAGATCAACCACGCCCTATTGCTAGTATTACTAAACTAATGACCATTATGGTTGTGCTAGATTCTCGCCAGCCGTTAGATGACGTGATTATCTTAGACTATAAGTTAACCCGCCAATATCATACACACTTACCTCATAGTGTTAAAACACTTACTCGCCAAGACCTAATTGATCTAGCCATGGTTAAAAGTGATAACTTTGCGGCCTATACTTTATGCGCGAACTATCCAGGCGGAGTTGATAGTTGTATAGAGGCTATGAATCTCAAGGCCATCAATCTTGGCATGGCCAACACACACTACACTGATCCCACTGGCCTAGAGGAAACCAACGTCAGTACAGCTCGCGATTTAATTAAACTTATTATCAGTGCTAAAAGTTATCCCAACATAGTCAGTGCTACTCGACCTAGCGTTGAGATTAAAGTAAAGAAACATTGGTATCAGGCATTTAATACCAGCCCTATTGTTAGACTACATGACGATGATATTATTGTAAGTAAAACTGGGTATATTCACCAAAGTGGCGGATGTTTGGTAATGCTGATGAATACGCAGTTAGGTCAGCGTATAATTGCCCTACTTGGAAGTCGCAATGCACATACACGCTTTCCAGAGGCAGAAGAGCTAATTAAAAGTTAACCTTCGCCGCTTGATGCGGCTTGGTCGTCTTCTGTTTTAGCTTTATGTACTTTCATATTAATTTCTTTTTCAGCTTCAACACGTTCGTGTTCAATTGTTTTGCCACGTAGGTGTAAGACTGTGTTTACTTTTTGATTTAAGCGTATTAGGTCATTGTCTAGCATACGTATACGATCAATAAGCGCAATCAGCACAGTGTTAGCATCGCTAATCACAGGCTTAACTTCTTTTGTGCTCCATTCCCATACGTATTTGATAATATAGCCCATGCCCACTGCCATGACAATGGGGAAGCCATACTTATTGATTAACATTACAATATCCATACTACTCCTCTAACGCCTTTTGAATTTGTGCGTTATGTTCCGCTACTCTATCTTTGATAGAGTCTATCTCAGGAGTCAGCCACCAAAACACCAGTGCTAACCAAAAAATCCAAATTAATGCAACTCTCATATTAGAACCAAAGGAAAAGACCTTGGCTCATTAGCAGTATGCCAACTGCGCATACGCCAAAGCTGGTCCAAAATAGTGCCATGCTAACTGCTAAAATACTTGCTGAAAGTAAAACAATCGCTAGTTGATATGCTGTGCCAGCGTAGCCAATCCACGGCGATTTTTTCTTAGCATGATCACGTTCTTCTTCTAACTTTTTAGCCTTTTCAAACAGTGCAGGTTTGCCTTCGTCACCTAGTTCATAATTAGCGGCTTTTTCACTAAACTTTTTAGCCTTGACTGGATCAGAGGTAGTCTGTGCAGCTAGTTCGTATTCTGTTTGTTTGATTGATTTTGCTTGATAAAAATTCCAAATATCGTTTGCTTTGATAGTGTTGTTCATAATAGTTGAACTTAACCCACCGCCATACCAAACGTTAAATGCTAGTAAGGCAGCAAAAATATTAATTACTAAGCCAGCGTGTCCTTTGATCTTTGCTTCGCGTTCACTGCGACTAGGGCCGCCTGTGGCCGGAGCTTTATCATCACCTGGTTTAGGTTCACGTGTTACCATTTTCATTACTGTATCCATTAATGCCATTATCTATCTCCTAAAATATCAGCCCAATTAAAAATCCTAATAACATACCTATAACTAAGAATCTAAACAAATCAGCATCGTGCCAGATTGCTTGTTTCTTTAACCATATTTGGGTATGCTTTGGTTGTTGCTCTAGCCATACTTGATGTGGTAATTTAAACATTAATCTCTCCCTTATGAGTTCTCATATGAGAAGCCATTGCATTTGTTGGTATTTCTTTGCCACAATGCTCGCAAGCCTTTTTAGGATATTTTTTTCCTAGTTGTCCCACGGACATATTTTTTTTACCTTCTTCAGACTTTGGCTTCATAAATGCTTTTTTTGTTTCTTCGCTATATCTAACACGAGAACGAGATTTAGCATTTTCTTTTACTCTTTTATCAGTAGATGCTGTAAGTCCTTTGTTCCAAGGGGTTCTACCTTTTCCTGCTACAGATATTTTTTGTTTAATATCATCAGTCAATGAAGGCCCTTCTCCACCATCTGTTTTGTTTTTTAAAATACCAGTGCCCAAATCTTTTCTACCGTATTTTGCAATTAGTTCTACTTCTAAATTAAATGCTTCTTGTTCAGTCAACTTATCAGCAACAATTCGTATGCGAGATTTGTCGTTGGGTTTATATGGCCTTTTACAATACGCTCTAAACCCACTACCTTTACCTACATAATAAGGAGTGCCATTTTCTCTGAGATATTCATATACATAATATTTGTTCATATATGTATTTATATCTTTGCGTCATTTTTACGATATAGCTAATCGCGACGGGCGTCCGTCTTACCATCTGCACGTGCAATACGATCAGTGTCTGGTCTAAGTCCAAGTGCATTACTTACAATAGTATCAATACGGATAACGTCATGGTTCATTGTTTTTACACGATTATCTAAGGCTGTGATAATACCTGCCATGCCCTTGATTGAGCCTAGCACACCCTGTAGTAATAGTTTAATTGTGAGATAAACGAAATAGCCGCCTGCTAGCGCCACTGCGATAGGAAAACCTAAATCACCTATGAGTTTGAATACATCACCCATGTCCTGCTCCTTGAAATACTATTTTTATTATACTAGTATTTATATTTAGGTGAGATTTTAATGGGTCAGCACATGATAGATATCATGGTAGTTAATGTGACTGTCATCATAGCCTAGATCTTTAAACAAGGTCTTTGCATTAGTGATTAATTCTTGTGTGATTATGTGGCGGAATTCGCCATAAAAGTGATGGAAATTGTGCAAAACAATAGGTTCTATACGCTTTATGACATCTAATTTTTCATCTTCAGATAAACCGCAATACCATGCCAATTGATCAACTACTGCGGCAGTGCGCTGATCGTTGTCTTGAATAAGATCGTAGCTTTCATCAATGATTCCATCAAAGGTTTTAAATCCATAACTGCGTAAGTAGGCAAGATTACCTGGTGCAGCCACGAGCATAAAAGGTTGCTTGCTGACGATAGGTTTGAATATCTTTTCAGTTAGATGTAGCTTATTGTAGTAAAACACTGTTTCAGTTACAATGTTCCACAGTGCATCATTTCCTCTAGGAATGTCAGCACTGGCACTACCTGGCAATTCTGCATGGTCTATGACTAATTTATCAACATTAACCAAATGAGTTTCTGCGTGCTGTTTTGCAAACTCGCTTAGTTTACTATTTGGATCAGCAACTTCATCACGCCAATCATCAAATGCGTTGTCAGTAACATTAAAACTGACTAGCCCTTTGTTTAATAGACCTTGAGCTTTTAGCAAACTAATCAAGTAAATCCTATAGCTACGATCATAGTTGATAATTCTATTAAACGAGGTAAAATCATAGTCATATGATCTGACTATTGATTTATTAAAGTTCAAAGCATAGAATCCACGATACCAATCTAAGGCCGCAAAGCCATGGAAAAAGTAGTAAAGCGGATTCAATTCATAATTTTTTAATAGAGTCTGCAGATATTCTGATATTTCAGAAACTACTATTATATGTGGTTCTTTAAAAAAGGTATTAGGATAAGCCAACGTAGTAGCATGAACATCTGGATGATTGGCTGTTTTATCAGTATTAGGATCATTGAAATACAGATTATACAATTCATCTAATGAATATTCTTTAAATTTAGGGTATCTAAGATCTTCAAAGATTGTAATTCTAGTCAAGGGTTCTGGAGTTTTAAACCAACCAAGTAAATCCTCAACTTCATTTAGGAATGGCTCTTGATCATAGAATAATATTTTAGAATTGGAACTATTTCTATTAAATACATTTACATTATCTTTAGTCACAACCCCATTGGGACGAAAATATCCCTCTGATTTTGGGAAGACATTTTTTAAAAAAAATTCGTAGATATGATCAATTTGGAGCATTATGTCAATTCAATTAAAAACAGTAGGATTCATTGGAATCGGTAAATTAGGCCTAGCCTGTGCAGAAGTAATGGCACAAGAATATGATGTAACTGGCTATGATATTTACCCTAAACACAGTAAGAAGATTAAGATTTCTGATACACTAGAAGGTGCAGTACGAGGCAAAGACGTAATCTTTGTAGCAGTACAAACACCACATGATCCTGTATATGATGGATCTATTCCTAGTACACATTTGGCTAATAAAGATTTTGATTACACCATTGCTAATCAAGTCTTAGCTGACATCAATCAATACGTGACCAAAGATCAACTAGTGGTATTAATCTCAACGGTACTACCTGGCACAACAAGACGTGAATTACGTCGTCATATTACCAACGCACGTTTTATCTATAATCCTTACCTAATAGCCATGGGCAGTGTTGCCTGGGATATGGTTAATCCAGAAATGGTTATCATTGGCACAGAAGATGGTAGCCTAACAGGTGATGCACAATTACTCAAAGACTTCTACCAACCCCTCATGGCTAACAATCCACGCTACGCTATCGGCACATGGGACGAAGCAGAAGCTATCAAAGTCTTTTACAATACATTTATATCAACCAAGATTGGCCTAGTTAATATGATACAAGATGTGGCCATGAAGAATGGCAACATGAATGTAGATGTAGTAACATCTGCCCTAGCAGAATCAACTATACGTATTATGAGTCCTAAGTACATGACCGCAGGCATGGGCGATGCTGGCCCTTGTCATCCTCGCGATAATATTGCTCTACGATATCTAGCAGAAAGACTAGATCTAGGCTATGATATATTTGACACAGTCATGCACGCTCGTGAAAAGCAAGCAGAGAACCTAGCATTATACCTAATAGATTTACAAAACACACACGATATGCCAATTATTATTCATGGCAAGGCCTACAAGCCAGATGTAGATATGTTAGAAGGCAGTTACAGCTTATTAATTGGTAGTTATCTAGAGGAACATGGCGCACAATACTTGTACAGTGATCCTCTAACAGGCGATACGGTGTATGACGACACCGAAGGTATTGTTCTACTAGCACACAATCGTCAGATTACCTACGGCTATACAGGTAACTTGCCAGAACAACAACTATATTTTACACCAGGCCACGGTAGCATTATTGTAGATCCATGGCGTAGGTACTCTACACGTAACCCATCGTATACTGTTATTCACTACGGAAACACACGTGGACAGATTTAACATAGAGCCGTTTTGGGGCGATGCATATCTGCATTTAGATTATAGCAAAGAACCATTTAACAATCCCAGCGACACTGCACGTTGGACAGACATGGGCTTTGCTGATAACTTTGTGGGCAGCATGTGTGATATGCGCAAGACACAGCCTGTATGGAATAATCGTATTATTGCTTACTTTGAAGAACAGCTAAAGTGGAAAGATGTCTGTACTAGTTATTATCGCATGGATTCGGGTACAATCTTACCTAATCATATAGACACTTATAAACGCTATATTGACGTATTTGAATTAGAAACTACACATCAAAGCATTTATCGTGCTATTGTGTTTTTAGAAGACTGGGCCAGTGGCCACTATTTAGAAGTAGCAGGTGAACCTGTGGTTAAATGGTCAGCGGGTGATGTGGTAGTATGGTGGTACGATACTCCGCACCTAGCGGCTAACATGGGCTACACACCAAGATACACACTACAAGTTACAGGACACGTATGAAGATCAGCACAAGTAATGAATGGGGAAAACTAAAATCAGTGGTCGTAGGATCAGCAACACATGCCAATTGGCCTAGTACAGATCCTGTGTTTGCTCAGGAAAGTTCTAAGACCACTTGGAAAGAAACACCAGTGCCTAGTGGCCCAGTGCCGCAGTGGATCATTGACGAAGCCAATGAGGATCTAGATGACCTAGCCAATGTCTTGACACAAATAGGCGTTGAAGTCCATCGTCCCGCAGATATGAACTTTCAAGAGCTAGGTGGCATGTACAATTATTGTCCTAGAGATAGATTGATAATATGGGGTAGCTGTGTAGTTGATCCTGCTATGATGTATCCTTGCCGTGATCAAGAAATTCAAGCACTACAAGCGGTGACTAATTCAGCACGCATGGTGTTTAATATGCCGCGTGGTCAAGGTATGACCTTAGATGCCGCTAACATTTGCCGTTTAGGTAACACTTGGTTATACTTAGAAAGCCCCAGCGGCAATCGTAAGGCCTACGAATGGTTATGTCAACAGTTCCCACAAATCAAAATAGAACTATGTAACTTCTACAGCGGTGTGCATATTGATTCAACCATAGCACCACTGCGTGAAGGGTTAGTTGTATTAAATGCTAGTCGTGTTAATCAAGTAAACTGCCCAAAAGCCTTTGATGGATGGGAGAAGATTTGGGTACAGGATGTAGTAGCACAGGACTTTTATCAATATCCCTATGCCAGCAAGTGGGTTGGTATGAATATGCTGAGTGTTGATCCAAACACTGTGATCATTGATGCGGCGCAGACCCAGCTTATTAAAGACCTAGAGCGAGTAGGTATTACCAGTATTCCATTAAAATTGCGCCATAGCCGCACACTAGGAGGCAGCTTCCATTGTGTAACGCTTGATTTAGTTAGAGAATAAACTAAATAGTTACAAATGGAAACAATTATGCCGCAAGGTTTTGCCACGTATTCTGAAGCCAGTTTAAGTGCTTTCAAATTTAATCCTAAAAGCCAAGAAGTTATTGACAAGAAGCAAGAAATTCTTCGTTCAATCTCAGAGCATCATGGAGCAGTTCCCACCAGTGTACTGTTCTACGGATTCAGTCCTATGATGTTGGGTGCCAAATATAAACAGATAGCTGTTACAGGTATCACAGCAGATACAAAAAAATTCCTAGACACTACAGGAGTTAAATACGTATATATTGCTGATGCAGAATTAAAAGAATATAAAAAGCAGTTTAATTGGGTAGTGGCCAGCGATGAGTATTTTACCTTTGCCAACTCAGAACAAGAGCAGTTAGATAAAATAAAGTCAGCTAGTGATCTAGCCAAAGATGTTATTATAACCACCTTACGTGACTATAAGAACCAAGATTTCCGTGATCGTGAATTTAGTCAACCATTGGCAGTTCACGCACACAACGATACAAAACTATTTTTAGAGTATCATCATTATGATTTCAATGATAGAAATAGTTGGAGCACCACAGTATATGAGATGCATGGTGCTAATGCAGTGACCACCGGCCCATTTGCTCGTCGCAGTATGTTTTTCAAGCAGATGGCTAAATTCAGCATTGATGCTGGAGCAAAGAGTTTTTATGTACATAAGAACTTGATGTATAAAAGTTTAATCAAGAAAAACTACGAACACGTTATTTCAATTAGTTTCTAAGTTTTTCAAAGAGGTGTTATGGATATCAATGAACAGTTACAACCTATTGTCGCCAGCATCATAGACAGCCTTAAAGGCACTATCGAAGCTGAACTACGCGATCAAATTTCCAATGAAATCGTTGCTAAAATTGCCAATACTGAATTTGACAGCGTTGTACAACGCCTTGTTGAACAACAAATCCGTACACGCCTGGACAATTTTAACTTTGTTAGCACCAGCGATGAACAACTGCAAAAGATTGTAGCACAATTAACTGACCAGATTAATAAAAACCTAACTGCAACTGCTAACCAACAGATCAGCAGCTACATCAATCAAAAACTAGCCGCAGTAAACGTCACAGAAGTTATTGGAGCATTGGTGCAGAACAAAGTAGGCAGTATGCTACAGACTACCAGCTTCCCAGAAAAAAGTATCAGTCACAACAGCATAGATTTTTCAGGACTAAAGTTAACAGGTGACCAGGTCAGCGGCGGTATTATCACAAACTTTGGCAGTACAGGCATAGAAGATCTAAGTACTCGTGTACAGATGACCTTGATGGATCGTGGTACTGCATTTGAAGGGCCATTGTTTGCTCCACAACTCACAGTCAAAGGTGACATCAGTCTCAATGGCCGTTTGGTGATTAATGGTGAAGTAGCGGCTGATGCCAAGGGCTTTTTAAAGCTGGTAGAACAAACCAGTCAAGCAGTCAAAGAATTACTAACAGATGATTTATTTTCAGGATTCAGCGACATTATCTTTAAAAAGATGCAGGCTGATGGTATTGATCTAGACAAGATCACACAAGGTGGGAAAGAAATTGTCAGTGGTAATAGGCTAGGATACCATATCATTGATACCAACATCAGACGTTTGGGTGTGGTTAACGACCTACAGACATCAGGTGAAAATCTATTAGTTGATACCTTGTATGTTACACAGGGACGAGTAGGAGTAAACACCATTGATCCTACTGCGGTGTTAAGTGTTTGGGACCAAGAAGTTGAAGTGGTAGTGAACAAACGCAGTCAAGACACAGGTTATATTGGCACACCACGTAGTCAACAGTTGGTCATTGGTGCTAATAACAAACAAAATATTCTATTAGATCCTGATGGTAGTGTAGAAATAGAAAACCTACGCATAGGTAATACTCCTATGAGCTCAGCTTCGACAATACCAAACTATCCTGCTATCACAGGTACTATAGTTTGGAATGAAAGTCCTATGCCTGGTTCAGCAATTGGCTGGGTTTGTTTGGGCGCAACACAGTGGGCAAGTTTTGGTAAAGTAGGTTGACATAAAGACATTTTGGTGTTATAATAGTTTTATGACATCACAAATCAAACGCATCGGTTTTGCCTGCAAGTGGATTGATCGCCCTGATCAAGTTGAGGGTATCAAATCCACAGACGCTGCAAAAGAATTCAATACAGGTACTACTACAGTGGCTTGGCTTAATCGTCAATCCCGCGAAGTAGCTGAACAGCGGCTATGGGACCTAATGGAACAAAACATTATGTCCACTCGCAAACTAATTGAGAGGGTAGGTAACTTAGATGAATCACTTCGCATGGTACGTATTAGCAGTGACATCTTGCCTGTATATACTGAGTCTAGCTGGTCTTATTATTGGCAGCAAGCTGATGTTAAAAGGCGTTGTGAACAGCTTTTTGCAGAAGTTGGATTGGTTGCTAAGGATCGTGGTGTACGTTTATCCTTTCATCCTGGTCAGTTTACTGTTTTGGCTAGCGATAATGACGATATTGTCGCCAGGAGTATAGCAGAGTTTGAGTATCATGCGGACATGATTCGCATGATGGGCTATGGCCAAAAGTTCCAAGACTTTAAATGCAACGTGCATATTGCAGGTCGTAGAGGCTATCAAGGTATCCTTGATGTCTACCCTAAACTCAGTGTTGAAGCACGCAACACTATTACCATTGAAAACGAGGAAATGAAACATGGTCTTGATGATTGCCTCAATCTTGTCGATACTGTACCTATTGTTCTTGATATCCACCACCATTGGATCCGCGAAGGGCATTACATTGATCTTAAGGATGCCAGAATTGCACGCATTCTTGACAGTTGGCGCGGCCTGCGTCCTACGCTACACTATAGTGTATCCAGAGAAGACGTTCTCCCCGCTCATTCATCTAGTACAGCTCCTAACCACAGCCTACTACTAGAGCAAGGCTACAAGAAAAGTAAGATGCGTGCGCACAGTGACTTCTACTGGAACACTGCTTGTAACGATTGGGCATTGTCATTCTTAGACAAGTTTGACATCATGTGCGAAAGCAAGGGTAAGAATTTGGCTAGTTTTGCACTATACGAACGTGCTCGGCAACTATCTATAATTGATCTTTGAGTTAATATATTCTTTAATTAATTTTTTAGTCTGATGTTGGACTATAAAATGATTTATTTTTTCTGCAGGTGTATTAACAAATTGTTCAATTGATAAATTGGTATAGGGCAGGACCTGACCAAACGCCCACCCTGATACAGAATGCTTTATCTGTTTAGTTGCATTCCAATCATTGATAGTTGCAATGGCCCATTTTAAATCCATGTGATCATTGGCCCAGTGTAATCCTAAAATTTCATCATGCCATGGCAGATTGTTTGTGCGTGCCAGACTTTCTTCAGGCATGCTTATATTTTCAAGAGGTTTAATTCTGTAGCCTCTTGAAGCCCAATCTTCCCCAATGGTAGATTTGTGACGATCCTCAACAACAATGTTTAATGGATAAAAAGTTGCATGCTGATCTTGCCAATTGGCATCAACCCAATCAAATGTAGTTTGAATAGTCTCTTTTGTTTCGTGCGGTAATCCAACAATAAAACTCATTACCCCATGATATGGAACATATTGTTTGAACCACTGCTTGGCTTCTAACAATCCCTGAGTTAACTTTTCAGTAGGCATGCCTTTGCCTATGCTTTTAGCTGACTGCCAGTTAAGACTTTCTACACCATAGTGATGCATAAAAAATCTCATTCTCAGTAGATGTTCCCAATCTTCACGACGCGACACTAGCAAATCAGGGCGTATGAATCCCATAAAGGTAGGATTAAAGTTTAAATTTTCAACAGCATCTGCAAATTTAATAATTTTTTCTGTGCGATCATTGAATGTTTCATCAGCGGCATAATAATGGCTGACTCCCCATTGATCATAATTGTCCTGAAGTTCTTGTTGAAAATCATCTGCGGCTCTAGAATAATCACCTTTGACTCCCAGTATAGGATAAGCGCAGAAGTCACACTTAAATTTACAACCTCGCCCAATCTCAATACCTAGCCATTCAAATTCACGTATAAAATCTCTAGCTTCGTACTGCACACGCAGACTAGACATTGGATAAGCTGGATAGCTGTGTATGGCATTGATAAATTTCTTGCCGTTGTTCCATAGAGAGTATTTGACTTTGTTATTATTACCCAACAGATGAGCTATTACTTCTAAGATAGCATGTTCGCCATATCCTTCAATGTACCAATCAGCAGGTATAATAATACGTCCTAGGCTTTGCCCGCCCACAACCAGTTTAATTTTAGGATATGTTGCCTTAATCCATATAAACAATTTTTGTATTAATGGACTAGAATAAGAAAATGTTGTGCTACACCCAACAAATACTGTGCGATCATTAAGACGTTCGCGACAAAGTTCTTGTAATTCTTCTAAAGTCCAAAATTCAATAAAGTCAATTACTTCGGCATCCCATCCTTGTTCACGTAGCCAAGAGGCTATACGATGACCGCCTAGACTTCTGCGATATTCTGGTTGATAAGAGCTTAAATTGAAAATTAACGTATGGTGCACACTAGTATTTAAACTATAATTGCGCCAAGAGAATTTAAAAATTCTCCATACCAATCAGTACCTAACATCAAACTTTGGTTATGCTTTGTTATTGGACTAATTTTAGCTAAAAGTTCTTTCTGAGGTTGACCAGCTAAGAATTTTATCTGTTCACCAATCATTTGGCATCTGATTTTATAATCAGGTTCTAGATCATAACTTTCATCTATGACCGTGTCAAATGTACGAAATCCCAATGCACGTAAGTTACGTAGATAGTATTGATTGCTGGCCACTAAAAATAACCTTTCAGCTAGAATAGGTTTGACGATTTTTTCAGTGTTAAAGGTAAAGCGATTATCAATCCCCCATGTTTCTGCTACTACTGTGTAGGCTGTTTGGTTATAAATGCTCAATGGAATGATCTGGCTTAATGAAATTATTTGATTGTAGTATTTTACTGGGCGTATAGTATGCCTAATAGGCCAATCAGGAATTTCTAATCCTTCACTTTCCCATTGCCACTCAGTGGCGGATTTTTCTTGAAAACTTTCTGTTATACTAGATATATAGGTTAGAATAACTTTGTCATCTAGGTTATTGTGTTTGATATAAGAAAATATTTCATCACGATGTTTTCTTTCTTGTCCTAATAATATGTCAAAATATTTAGGTTTAGCAGTATAAGGAGTTAACTTGTCTAGTAGAAACTGATTATTTTTATAAAACAACGTAGTAGACTCAAACCAATGATGGTAGTGATAGTAGGTAGCATGATCTAGTTTGAAATTTAAATCACCATTTAAGAACAGGACTATTTTAGGGCGATCAAACTTTTCAATGAAATCTACAGTGACATCGTGTAGTTCTGTGACCAGTAGTATTATCTGCTCACTAGAATCATATATTTGGTTGAAAGTTTCTTCTAAATGATCAAAATCTGAATACCTAGGAAAGGGCGCATGAAATACTGCGGTTTTTGGCCCTGGCGAATCCATATAAACATTAATATTTTTTACTATGGTAATGTTAGGTAATTCTGCCCAACTATCGCAAACACTGGTATCACTATAGATAATCATTTTAATATTTAATGAAATTTTGGTTGACACAACCATAAACTGATAGTATAATAACACTTATGTTTTTAAGTATGAAAGGTCAATCATGGGTTTAGACATGTATGCTTACGTTGCTGCCAAAGCAGGTCAAAATAGTGAATATTGGGACACCTGTGAGTTCAACGAAGAAACTGGTGAGTATGTTAATCCCAAAGTAAGTAAACCTATTGAAATCGCCTACTGGCGCAAGCATCCAAACCTACATGGTTGGATGTACAATCTCTGGGTCAGTAAAGGCAATGAAGGTGAGTTCAACGGTGATGAACTAGAGCTGACCTGGGAAGACATTGACCAACTTGAAGAAGATCTCAAACGAGGTCGTGTTAAAGGTGTTGAAGCAACGGGGTTCTTCTGGGGTGATCCAAGTGATGATTACTACTACGAAGATGATTTAAAATTTATCAAGGAGGCACGCAGCCAGTTGTTCTTAGGCCTAAAAGTGTTTTATAATAGTTCATGGTAGATAAAAATAAATTAGAAGAATTACAGACCCAAATTGGGCTAGTACACGATATCATCAGACACACTGATGTTAAAGATCCTCGTATGGAAAGTCTGCGAGGACTTTTAGCTACAATGTATCAGAAGTTAAGTGAGTTAGAACCGCCCAGAGATAAATTAGATAAACCGCTACTAAGTGAAGACAGCCTATGACCGTAAAAGAAATCCAAATAAACGACGACTTCGTGTACAATAACGAAGAAGAAGCCGAAATGGGGCAGTTACATGCCATCCACAACAACATGAATGCTATCGCTAACGTGCGCCGCCAATTAGAACAGCAAGCGGCGCAACCAAGCCTTACGCACTGTGAAGAGTGCGGAGATGAAATTCCAGAAAAGCGTAGGTCAGCTATTCGCGGAGTCAAGCTCTGCGTATTTTGTCAAGAATTACAAGAACGAACAAAAGGAAGATAAATGTCAAATTTAGTCCCAATGGTAGTAGAACGTACAAGTCAAGGCGAACGTGCCTATGACATTTATTCACGTCTACTTAAAGATCGTATCGTGATGTTAGATACTGATGTTAATGAACATACAGCCAGTTCAATCGTAGCACAGATGTTATACCTAGAAGCAGAAAATTCAGAAGCAGACATCTTATTCTATATCAACAGTCCAGGTGGCAGTGTAACTGCTGGCTTGGCTATCTATGATACTATGCAGTTTATCCGTCCAGATGTGCGTACTATTGTTCTTGGGCAGGCATGTAGTATGGGTAGTTTCCTTGCTCAAGCAGGTCATCCAGGCAAGCGTTTTGTCTTACCAGAAGCACGTACAATGATCCATCGTGTTAGTTCAGGTACTCCTGGCACACGTGGTAGTGTACACGTACAAGATCTACAGTTTGAAGATGCTAAACGTAGTTTTGAAGAAAGTGTGCGCATTAACAAACGTCTAACTGAACTCTATGTCAAACATAATACGCAAGGTAAGACCTACGAAGAATTGTTTGACACTATGAAGTTTGATACATTCTTATCAGCAGAAGAAGCAGTGGCCTATGGGCTTGCTGACGAGGTGATTACAAAAAGATAATGTTTTTTCACATTAGCAAAACTGCACAGACTAATTTTAAACATAACTATCAAACTGATCATTTTGTTATAAATTTAGATGATGGGTGGACACAGGTACAAGACTACCACGGTGATCTTGTATGGTACAAGGGATATTTAGACAACGCAGATCTAAGTCATTTTGCTGTAAGAATCAGTGAAGAAATATCTCCCACCCATAGCGGCAATTTTTGTATTATCAAAGTCACTGACAGTGGCCTGCTGATAAGAACTGATAATCTCAGAAGTTTTCCAATTTGGTATGACTATGATCTTGGATTAACAAATCTGAGAGAAATAGGCAAGTTGCAGTACACTGATGGAATAGTTGGTCTTACCAATAACCTAGAATTAATCCATACTGCATTTGACCCAATTGGCTCAATTGACGATTCGCCTGTGTCATTTGATCAGGCAGTTGATCAAATTGACCTTATACTGAAATCAAAAGTTCAACAGTTTATTGAATACAATAGACTGCCTTTGCGTGTATTTTTAAGTGGTGGCGTGGATACCGCTCTGCTGTTTTCATATATAAAAAACTACACTGACGACTACCATATAGTTACAAATGGGTATATAGAACACGATTATTTTTATCTTAAAAATCACGGGCATTTGAGTAGATTTTGGGCATATAACCAAATTCACTATTGGGCAGAAAATTGTGTGTTGGCCAGCGGAGCTCCTGGTGATGAATTTACTGCCAGAAATCCTGTAACAGTTGATCAGCTATTGCAGGCCCACGGCTCTTCATTTGTCAAAGTAATGTCTGAGGAAAGATTTAAAAATAGTCTTAATTATGATTTTTTTAAACGTAGTTACATAGAAAAATTATCCAACACACCCGCACAATCTGCAACACTAGCCGAAGCTATAAAACAGTGTTGCGAATACAATGCCAATGACTGGCAACACTGGCATTTAGGAAAAACATTAACTTGGACTCCGTTCAGAGATATGAATATGTTTAAGTTAGTGGCCAGACTGCCCTTAGAAGATCTCAAACACCAACTAATGGATAGTAGTATTCAAATTGAATTAATACGTAGAAATAGTCCAGAACTGTTGTCTGTACTTTCATCTCAAAAAAATGCCCTAAATTACATGGAAAATGTAGTTGGCTATCTACAAAAAATCAAAGACTTATAAGTCACTGATATTTTCCCTTTTCTGCTGATTTTGGTTGACTTTTTGGTTAAGTGACTGTATAATATACACATATTAACAATAAGGAACTAGACAAATGCAACTAATTAAACATGATTATCAAGTAGGCGATGATGTTAGTTACGGTTTCAATGGTGATTGGTATTACGCAGGTAAGGTTGCTCGTATCACTAAAAAGTATCTGACTACATTCACAGGCCATAAGTTTTATCTAAAAGAATTCCGTTCACGTGTGTATGACTCTGCTACATTTGACTATGTAGATGTTATGAAAGAATACTTTGTCAGTGTGGGCAATGGCACTTGGACACTTACCAAAGGCCGCAAAGAAGAGTTGAACCCACACTTTTAAGATTAGATTTTGGTTGACTTTTTGGTTAAAAGAATGTATAATGTTACACATACACTAACAACACAGGAGCAATAAATGGACATTCAAGCTATTAAAAATGAAGCACAAACAGCCGCAATTACAGCAGAACAAGCATTTATTGCCCAGCATGGTGAAATGGCCTACTGTGGTTTTGCTTGGGTAGATGTGTTTGTATCGCGTACTAATTCAAAAGAAGCCAAAGCACTAGCTGAAATGGGCTTTAAGAAAAGCTATCGTCCAAAAACAATGAACCTATGGACTTGTGGTAGCTACAATGGTCAAAGCATGGATGTTAAAGAAGCAGGTGCACGTGCTTACGCAGATGTGTTAACCAAACATGGTTTCCGTGCTTACATGGGTTCACGTGCAGACTAACTAAGGAGCAAACAATGGATAAGGCAATGAAAGTAATTCAGGGCGTTGGTGAAGTTGGTATTGATACAGAAGCAAGTCCGGGTAATGGTCGTTGGTATGTCAAGCACTATGCTACTGGGTATGATGTCTGTGGCTTTGACAGTGAACAAGAAGCCTTAGATGAACTTGAATATGTTGAAAATGACACTGTAGCGGTATAATTTTGGTTGACAATCAAATCAAAAGGTGCTATAATAGCTTTATGAAATACAATAATTTAACAAGAATTTGTGGTGGCAACATCACTCCGCAGGCACTCAAAGGAGTGTTTGCTGATCTAGAATTTCAAACTACTGCCGTAAAGCAAGAGTTTTGGGAGTACATGTTTGAGATGGGTGAAGCCTTTGGAGACATTCAAAGCTTCGTAGTTCAAGATAGACAACAACAAGAAGGAGTAGTAAATGTTTAAAGTAACAGGTATTTCAACGTTAAATGGTAAGACCAAGGTTCGTTTTGCTAATGATCTAGTTAGCCGTGTTAAAATCTTAAACAAAGATGGTCACACAGACATTAACCTTATCGAGTTACCAACAGCTATGTCTAAGTTAGACGCTGTAAACTACTTGAAAACCACAGACCTTTACAGTAAATTTGCAGCAGCAATTGACGCGGCAGATGAAAAGTATGCAGGTCTTGGCACTGTTAAAGTTACTAAGCCTAGCCTAGAAGCAATCAAGGCTCGTGCTGGTATCACTGAAACAGAAGCTGCCTGAGTGGAGCAGGACCTAAAAAGCCCGCTCTGACGCGGGCTTTTTATTTTAGAGTAAATACTGGTGTAAGCGATCTCTTCATAATGATCTGACCGCTAATATGAGGAGAGTAAAATGCTTAAACACTTAGCGGTTATCAGTCTTTTTGTGTCTTCTACAGCATTAGCAGACACAGTAGTTCAAGAATTATACATGCCTAATGACGCAGGTGGTTATGTAACGTTAACCATGGATGAATGCAAGTTGGGTGACAGAGTCAAAAAAGATTATCCTTTCCGAACCTATGCTACAGAAGATGAAGAAGGTAAGATCAAGCATGAAGGGTGTTGGATACGTCCAAGCACAGATGATGCACCAAAGGTTCAGGGTATGACTATTATTCCGTTGGTTAATACCTATTGGGAAGGTGGCGATCGTGCTACATTCCAAGCCAGCCAATTTGGACCAATTAAACAGCGTTGGGATTTTAAGCTACCCCCAATAGAAGTTAAGCCAGAACATATACCAAATTCAATTTAATGTATGGGCATACCCATATGATAATAAATATGGTATGGACATTAAAGACTATACTGATGTTGGCGTAACTGAACAGGATTTGAGTAAGGTCCTCGTCAGTAATGAGCCAACCAACGGTGAACAACAACTTAACAAGGCAACTGGGCAAGTTGAAGTTTACTATAACGGCATGTGGTGCGTACGATGACTTTTGGCGAAATATTTACTGTTGGGGTAGTGGTGATTATCGTCTGTGTCATGCTAGATGAATTTTTAACAGCCTATGAAGAATACATGGGCAGTGATGACGAATAGAGATTAACATGAAAACAATGTACATGGAGACTGTTATGCGATCGTAAACTTTACGAGGAGCATAATATGTCTAGAACACGTAGACGTAAGCGTGGCGACCACACTGATCTAGCTTGGCAAACTAGAGAAATGATCAAAGTCCCAGGCAGATTAATTTGGGTGCCAATGGACCCAAAAACCAAGCAGTATAAACGAGTAGTAAACAAGTATCACAGTGATGCAGGCACACATAAGTTTAACAACTGTCCACAAGGATGGTGGGTTAACATGGTAATGCAAAGACCACATCGCCGTGATGCTAAAAGAAAAATCCAAAAATGGTTGTTGGATCCAGAGTATGAAGTTATACTAAATGCTAAGGAACCACTTCCATATTGGGATTAAAGAATTGTTGTATGAAGCGAGTCCAAAAACGGACAAGACACGGGTTCGACTCCCGTCGCCTCCACCAAAGCATTTTTGAAAGAGAGTTTTTCGTTGGGGGTGCCATGGTATCGATTGACGGCTTAGTAGGCAAGTGGACAACACAGTAGGCGATGACTGTAAATCAAGCAAAATCCGTAAATGCAAAAGCATCTACACTTGGTACTGTAAAAGTATCTATGGGCCGCGGTTTCCGCTTTGCTCGTGGTACAGAAGCAGTAGCTGCCTAAGAAACAGCAACCACGGGGCAGTTATGCCTTGTTACCCAAAATAACCAAACCCGCTTCGGCGGGTTTGCTACCTCTAAAAAGAGGTTGACAACAATACCAAATGATACTATAATAGTAACTAGTATGTCGTAGTTGGTTCTACGCATACGTTAATTCAACTTTAGGACAAAGGAGAAATATATGTCACAAGCAACATCTTGGGTTAATCACTTGGCTGCTAACCCTGACCCAAAATATCCTAATCAAGGATACCCAGAAGTAATTGCTCAACGTTTTGGTAAAGATTTGGACCAAATACTTGGACCAGTATCCCAACGACGACCATATGACCAAATTAGTCAAACAGAAGTAGAAAGCAGACTTGAATTAGTTGACGAAAAACTATTCCTTGCTAATATGCGTGGGGGCAAACAGCAACTTCTACAAACATTTTATGATTTGTTAGAGCACTTAGAAGATACTAAAGCATTATGGGGTATTGATATTCCTTTGATGAATATCATGCCAATGGAAGGCGTTGAACGCCACGCTGTAGAAAAGTTATGGATTAACTATCGTTCACAGCGTACATTATATGCACGTCACATTGTTCAGATTGTTTTTAAATTTGATCCATGGAGTGTGTTTAATGGCATTGGGCGCATGACTAAAGATTTAAAACGACTGTTTATCAATGATGCCCAACACCGTACTATTGCTTGTATGATTTTTGGTATTAGATATATGTCTGTACAATATCGCATCAGTGACGATGAAAACGTAGACATTGATCAGTTCTGTGCTTGTAATGTAGATAACCTACCGTCAGAAGCATACGATAACTATCGCAACCGTAAAGAACGTTGTGATGCTTATATCCAGGCTGATCGTCCACCGATCCGTGAAGATAAGTTTATGTGGGATATCGCACAATGGGCTCAACGTTGGGCTGTTAATATTTGTCGTGTAGGGGATCCTGTAGCTAACGGTGCAAGAGGTATTAGCCACATGGCAGATTTGTATAAATCTGCACGCATGGGATTTGACGTAATGGACGCTGCGGCAGCAGTGCTAGTTAAAGTTTACCCAAATGATCCAATGAAGTCAGCAAACTTAGTTGGACTATGCGAGTTATTGAAACAACAAGAACCCGAGTGGTTAGATGTAGACTACCAAGGTCCAAATAATTCAATCCTAAATCCTAAACTAGAGGATCTAGCTGAGATAATTGGAAAACGTTTTGGTAATGTAAACAAAGGTCAAAATTCTGGTACATATCACGACCAATGTAAGCAAGCAATTAACAATTGGTATAAGGAAGCGTTTAATACTTTAAGTAACCCAAGTGGTATTGCACCTGAGGTAAAAGTTGCACACGCTACATATCACGTATATGATTCTTACAGTACCAAATATAAACTTACTGTGCCTAAAACAGAAAAAGGTGAGACATACAAAGTATTGTTATCATTCACAGAAGGATACAAAAAATGGATGTAGAACTAATTAACCAAAAGATTATTGAAGTAGAAAATAATCCATATCCGGATATGGATGAAGCAACTTATCTTAATAAAGATATTTGGTTTAAGGTAATTACAGGTAAAATGGATCTTAAAATGGTACAATGTATCTACTGGAGTATGCAACCGGAGTACGATGCAACTCCGGAAGAGTTGTACAATATTAGTCCTGATTATCATAATGGTTTTAAGTTTTGTTATGGCCGCGGTAAGAATAGAGTAACTAGTGATGATATATTCTTACCTAGTCCAGACCATGTGATTCCGCAAAAACACAACGGTCCGTCTACTATAGACAATCTTAAAATTGTTCCAAAGAAATATAATATTTGGAAACGAGATATGCTTAAAGAGGAATGGAATGACTTTAAAGTATGGATGGATAATCATTTAGAGTAGAAAACACTTGACATAAATAATTCTGCTAGTGTATACTGTATTATCAAGTATATACTAGTAGTTTTGTGCCTTCGGGGCAAAACATTTTACTTGCTTAATTAAGGAGAAATAAAATCATGAAGTTAAATCCTCTACATGACCGCGTGGTTGTTAAACGTATTGAAGCTGATACTAAAACAAGCTCAGGGTTATACATTCCAGATAACGTTGCAGAAAAACCAGATCAAGGCATTGTTCTAGCAGTAGGTGCTGGCCGTCGTACAGAAGCAGGCACACTGGTACCAATGTCATTAAATGTTGACGACAAAGTACTATTTGGTAAGTTCGCTGGTCAAATAGTTAAAATCCAAGGTGAGGAAGTTCTGGTCCTCAAAGAAGAAGAAGTTTACGCAGTTATTGAAGAATAAGGAGAAAAGTTATGAGTGCAAAAGACGTACAGTTTGGCGAGTCAGCTCGCAGCAAAATGATTGAAGGTGTAAACGTACTAGCAGATGCTGTTAAGGTTACACTAGGTCCTAAAGGCCGTAATGTTATTATTAGTAAAAGTTATGGTGCACCACACATTACCAAAGACGGTGTAACTGTAGCTAAAGAAATTGAATTAAAAGATGCACTACAGAATATGGGTGCGCAGATGGTCAAAGAAGTAGCTAGCAAAACAGCAGACCAAGCTGGTGACGGTACAACTACTGCTACAGTTCTAGCACAGGCTATTGTGCGTGAAGGTAACAAAGCTGTAGCCGCTGGTATGAATCCTATGGATTTGAAACGCGGTATTGACAAGGCAGTTGGTGCTGTGGTTGCTGAACTAGCTAAGATTTCAGTACCATGTGAAACCACAGCTAGTATTGAACAAGTAGGCACTATCTCAGCTAACAGCGATAACGAAATTGGTAGTATCATTGCACAGGCCATGGAGAAAGTTGGCCGTGAAGGTGTTATCACAGTTGAAGATGGCAAGAGTTTGGCTATGGAATTAGATGTGGTAGAAGGTATGCAGTTTGATCGTGGCTACCTCAGCCCATATTTTATTAACCAAGCAGACAAACAAGAAGCTATCTTAGACAAGCCTTACATCTTAATCTATGACAAGAAAATTTCTAGCATCAAAGAAATCCTTCCTGTACTAGAACAAGTGGCCAAAGTAGGTCCATTGTTTATCATCTGTGAAGACCTAGAAGGTGAAGCACTGGCTACTCTAGTAGTCAACAACATGCGTGGCACTATCAAAGTTGCAGTGGTTAAAGCACCTGGGTTTGGTGACCGTCGTAAAGAAATGATGCAGGACATTGCTATCCTAACTGGCGGTACTGTGATTTCAGAAGAAATTGGTATGAAACTTGAAGATACCAAACTTGAACAGCTAGGTCAATGTGGTCGTGTTGAAATTTCTAAAGACAACACTATTGTTATTGATGGTGCTGGTACTGCTGAAGCAATCAATGATCGTGTAGCAGTTATTCGTACACAAATTGAAAATGCTACCAGCGACTACGATAAAGAGAAGTTACAAGAGCGTCTAGCTAAACTTTCAGGTGGTGTGGCAGTGATCAAAGTTGGTGCCGCAACAGAAGTTGAAATGAAAGAAAAGAAAGACCGTGTTGATGATGCACTACACGCTACTAAAGCCGCTGTAGAAGAAGGCATCGTTCCTGGTGGTGGCGTAGCACTTATCCGTGCTAAACAAGCAGTCACTGGATTAACTGGCGACAATCACGACCAATCAGTTGGTATTGACATTGTTCTACGTGCTATTGAAGCTCCATTGCGTAGTATTGTTGAAAACGCAGGCGGCGAAGCTAGTGTTGTAGTTAATGCTGTGGCCAACGGTACTGGTAACTATGGCTTTAATGCAGCCAATGATACCTATGGTGACTTGTTAGAGCAAGGCGTAGTTGACCCAACTAAGGTCACACGTTGCGCACTACAAAATGCCGCAGGTGTTGCTGGGTTACTGTTAACCACAGACTGTGCGATTAACGAACTTCCTAAAGAAGAACCAGCTAATCAACAACATGGCATGCACGGCATGATGTAATTAACTACCCAGTTAATTGCTTAAAAGAATAGCACCTTCGGGTGCTATTTTTTTGTCTTGAACTTTTCAATTCTCTAGGATAAATAACTTAAAGCAAGTAATCATTTAACCTTGGGGAATATGGAACCAAATGGCTAACACCAACTTTGTAGTTCAGAACGGCTTAACAGTCGGACCATTAACGATAGATGCAGCAACAGGTAGTATTACCACAACAGGTAACTTGTCAGTTGCAGGTCTTACAGCTAATACCACACAAGAAACCCTTACAGCTAATACCGTATCAGTAACGCACGCGGCAGGATTAACCATCAATGGAGTCCAAGCCGCCACAGTATCAGATGCGCAAGCATTTGCAATCGCATTAAGTTAATAGGATAACATAAAATGGCAAGTAATTTTTATTTAAAAACAAGCAAAAACGCTGGTAACACATGGTCACTGGTAGGTAACTACACTGTAAGTAGCACTGTGTTATCTTCAGTAATACTAGGCATAGCAGTTGCTAATACCACAGGCTCTACTATTAGTGCCAACGTTGGTATATTCACTGGCAACTATGCCGCTGGTAGTAGTGCAAATATCTATTTGATTTATAATGCACCTATTTCAGCAGGCGGTACACTAATTCCAGTTGGTGTTGACCAAAAGGTAGTATTACAATCTAATAATGCAGTTTTTGTTCAGACTTCAGCTGCTAACTCAGCTGACGTAGTAATGAGCGTTTTGGAGCTTTCATAACATGGCATACGTAGGTATACAACCAATTACCCAAACCCTGGCTACTAGTAACCAGTTTTTTAGTGGTGATGGTACAACCGTAAACTTTACTCTACAACAAAGTGTTGGTAGAGCTTCTGACTTGATTGTACAGGTTGGCAGTACCTTACAAGTTCCATTTACCAACTATGTAGCCGCAGGATCAAGTTTAACTTTTGTTACCGCACCAACTGCTGGTACAAACAATATTTCAGTAACATATCTAGCTGGCGCACTTAACACTATCAACTTAACAGCCAACGTTTATCCATTGGGCACTAACGTTGCTCCAAGTATTTCAGGCATTGGTGCAAGTACCACAGGTATTTACTGGCCAACAACTACATCTTTAGGTGTAACTGCCGCAGGTCAAAATACTATTGTATTTTCAGGCACTCCAACAGCAACCAGCACTACCTCAGGTGCACTACAGGTCAAAGGTGGCGTTGGTATTACAGGTGCAACTTATGTGGGTGGTACTATATATGCTACCAGCACAACTGGTTCAACTAACCAATCAACTGGCGCACTGGTAGTATCAGGTGGGGTTGGCGTAACTGGATCTATGTATCTAGGCGGGTCAATGACTGTAGCTGGATCATTTACAGTTGCTGGTGCGTTTAATACCACAGCTACTAACAGTTTAACAGTTAACGATCCATTCTTATTCTTAGCTAATACCAACGTAGGTAACGCAGTTGATATTGGTATTGCTGGTACATACAATGATGGTACAGCGCAACGCTACACAGGCCTATACAAAACAGCGGCAGACGGTCGTTGGAGATTGTTCAGTAACTTAGTTACTCCTCCAGGCACAACAGTTACTACCAGTGATGGTAGTTATGTTTATGCTGACTTGTGGATTGGTAATGCTAACGTTACACAAACTAGTACTTCGACCAGCAGTCAAACAGGCGCACTACAGGTTATGGGTGGCGCGGGTATTCGCGGAGCTATCTATGTCAACAGTTTAAACAATGCTATTGCTATTGGTAACGGTGGCACAGCTGGTCAAGGCAATATCGGTACAAGTGGCGCTGGCTTTAATATTATCTACGCACAGGCAACCACAGCACAATACGCTGACTTGGCAGAAAAATATTTAGCTGATGCCAAATATGCTCCAGGCACAGTGGTATCATTTGGTGGTGAACAAGAAGTCACACAATCAACAGTTAACATGGACACACGTATAGCTGGTGTAGTGTCTACACAACCAGGATACATCATGAACGAAGGTTTAGAAGGTAACTATGTAAGTACAGTTGCACTTTATGGTCGTGTTCCTTGTAAGGTTCAAGGTCATATTAACAAAGGTGATATGTTAGTTTCAGCAGGTAACGGATATGCACGTGCAGAATCTAATCCAGTTGTAGGGTCAGTAATTGGTAAGGCCTTAGAAAGTCACAATGACTTAGAAGGTGTTATTGAAGTAGTAGTGGGTAGAAACTAGGAGATAGTATGTCATACATTGGACAAAGACCACAAGTAGGTAATTTCGTTAAAATTGACGATATTAGTTCACAATTTAACGGTGTTACTGTGACATTTAACGTTACAGTATCAGGTGCACCATACACACCAGGTAACCCAAACGCTACTATTGTTGGCCTTGGGGGTGCAATACAAAACCCAGGGGTTGACTATTTCTTCAGCGGCAGTACTATATCATTTGCTATAGCACCAACTAGTGCCAACAACGGTAAATTTTTCTGTTTGGTATTAGGGGATGTATTAAGCATTGGTACACCTAGCAACAACAGTATTACAAATGCAATGTTCCAAGCAAACACAATTCAATATGGTTCATTTGCATCAACGACAAAAGCTACACTGTTAGCTAATTCATTATTATTTGGGGCATAAAACATGGCAAGACAAGCAATTAAACAATACATATTTGTACCAGGCAACTCAGGGGTTGGCTATGTGCAGATACCTGGCAACTATTCAAATGGTCAGGTCATAGCGATCTTAGATGCTACAGCACAGACATTCCTTTACAACTTTGCTGATGCAACTTTACAGGGTGTGATTACTTGGACACAAGGTCCAAACAGTAACTTCCCAACTAGTATTGATGGTGTAACTACTATTACTTTAAACCTTAATACTACACAATATCCTAGTACTGATAAATTAGCCGTTTACGTTGAAGCTCCATATCAAGTAGATCGCCCATTTGCTCGTGATGCAGTTGAACGTTTACGTGTAGCTAACCCACAGTCACTAATTGACGCTGACTTTGAGTACGGCTTACAAAACACTAAATGGCAAAGTCTATTTACTAACAATGATAACCCAAGTATCTATGAAGTTCCAGGTTCAGACGTTTATGCTAACACAATTTCATACATTAGTTTCTTAGGTAACAGCCTAACATCAGGTGCGGTGGCAGCTGGTTCAAGTAACGTACAGATTATTTCAAACGGCTTTTCACAAGCAGGTCCAGGTAACAACCAACCTAACTGGACACAAAATGACTTTGCACTATTATTAAACAGTGACCCTGTGGGCAAACCAACACTGACCACATACTTAACAACCAACGTAGCTTCGCAGAACCAACGTGGTCTAACAGTGGTTAGCTCAACTGGATTTAATCCAGGTGATAACGTTGTATTGATTTATGCTAATGCACAAGGTGTTACAGCAACTACATCAACAACTAGTAGCTTGACAGCTGGTCAAACAGCGTTAGCAGTAGCTTCAGGTACACCTATTGTCAACGGTAGTATGATTGCTGTTAACACTGGTAACATACAATATCCAGTAGAATTGATGGTAGTTACAGCAGGTGGCGGCACAAGTTCGCTAACAGTGGTGCGTAACAGATGGAACACTAACTCAGCCAACATTGCTATTGCTTCAGGCGCAGGTATTAGTGTGGTTGGTCAAGCAGAAATGGCCAACGTGGTCAGCGTGCCAAACTCAACAACTATTAACGTTAACCGTGGCTACCAAAATACATCACCACAAGACAGTATGTACGCTAATACTATTATTACCAAAGCCTACTGGGACGCAGGTGGAGTAAGTGGTACCAACGTTGAAATTGTACAGATGACAACAATTGGTACAGCACAGGCTAACATTGCGCAGTTTACACGTGGTGCGATGGGCACAACTCCAATAGCACAAGCAGGTGCAGGCAGTTTAGTTTTACGTTTATCAGGTATATTCACAGCTGGTAATACTAGTGTTCCATTGGTGGCTATGAACTTAAAAGGTCATAGTTTCAATAAATTCTCAGCTATTAGCACACAAAACCACTATACTCCTGTAACAGAAGGACAATATCAAGTCAGTGATGTGTATACTAACTATCTAGACTATGTACCTAAGAACCCACCAAATACAGCAATTGGTTATCAAGTTAACCGTTGGGACACTTATATTCGTTATGCAGGCTTCTACGGTACAGCTAGCTTGCCACAACTTTCATTTACCACAGATGGTGCTAACCCAAGTACAATTACAGCTACTAGTGCTTATGCACATGGTCTATCACCAGGTACACCAATCTTAGCTAACATAGCCGCTTCAGGCGGTACAGTATTTGGTTTTGGTCCAGCGGTGATTCAGACTATTCCAAGTGCAACCACGTTTACATTTGTGGCCAGAGGTACTGTTACGGGACCTGTTACAGGTGCTTGTTATGTACGTCCAAACTCATTCTTCACACACCGTGCGGCAGACGGTGGGGTTAACCTAGGTACTGGTACACCACACCATGGTGCGGCAGCAGCTAGACAGACTAAGAAATATTTCCGTTACCAATCTGGTAAAGGTATTATGTGGACATCAGGTACACTGTTAGGCAGTAACTTTGACATTACCAGCATCTCTGCTACAGGTACAGGCGTTGGTAACGTTATTAACATTACCACAGACACAGAACATCAACTACAAATTGGTGCTAATGTTTTAGTGCAACAAATCAACACTCTAGGCTATAATGGCTACTATCTAGTACAACAGGTTACTGGATTTAATAGCTTCCAATGTAACGTAACCACACCTTTAGGTAGTACTACTCCGGTAGTGGGTAACCAACCTAAAATAGCTACAGTTACCTGGGCAGGTGCGAGTGTACGTGCTGGTTTGTTTGATGATCAAAACGGCGTGTACTGGGAAAACAACGGAGTAACAATCAGTGTAGTCCTACGTGCAGCTACATTCTATATGACAGGCACAGTGTCAGTTGAGGTTGCTACTAACTTGTGTGCAGGTGACGGTACTTGCTTGTTTACACAACAGTTTGTTGCAGGTGATAAAATTATCCTACGCGGTATGACACACACTGTAACATCAGTTATTGACGACAACAACCTAACAATTAGTCCAGTATGGCGCGGCTTAACTAACCAAGTGCGTATTAAACCAAGTAAAGTTATTGAACAACGTTATCCACAAAAATATTGGAACCTTGATCGTCTAGACGGCACAGGTCCAAGTGGTTACTTGTTAGATGGCACTAAGATGCAGATGTTGATGATTCAGTACACATGGTACGGTGCTGGTTTCATTGACTTTGGTGTTCGTGGCCCACGTGGTGATTATATTTTCTGCCATAGAATTATGAACAACAACTTTAACTATCAAGCATATATGCGTTCAGGTAACTTACCGGCACGTTATCAAGCGATTAATGATACACCATATCAAATCTTGTTAGGTAACAGTGCTACCTATGGTGCTAACTATAGTGGCATTACATCAAGTGATACGACATTCTATATACAAGATGCTACACACTTCCCAACACCAACACCAACGCAACCAGTGTGGGTATTGATTGATAACGAAATATTAAAATGTACAGGTATTACCTACGGTAACATTGTTTACTCACCAACTACTTACAGTAACGTACAACCAGCTACAGTAACAGGTGTGACACGTGCAGCTAGCTTTAACCTGTTCCAAGACGGTAAAAACACTACATTCTCAGCAGGTAATGCTCAGCCACATAGTGCTAACGTTTCAGTACGTGTAATTAACAGTACATCAGCACCGAGCTTGAACCACTGGGGTAGTGCAGTTATCCTAGACGGCGGCTTTGACACTGACCGCGGTTACGCTTATACGTACTCAGTAGCTAACGTTGCGTTCCCAACAGGTAGTTCAGCAACATCTAGCACTATTACAGCGTTTGCAATGCGTCTAGCACCAAGCGTAAGTAATCAAATTCCAGGTGACTTAGGTACACGTGATCTAGTTAATCGTGCGCAGTTGATTCTACAAAACATGATTATTAACTTCTCTGGTAACAACGTCAGCCAAACAACTGGTGCACGTTACCTAGTTGAAGGTATTCTAAATCCAAATAATATCAGTACTACCAGCACAACTTGGAGTTACTTATACAACCAGGCATTTAACGCACAGAACAATCCATCAAGTGCTATTCAACCAAGCTACACACAGGTGGCTTCAGGTAATATCTTAGGCGCAGCTCAATACACTGGTTCATTGAGTTTCAATGGTTACAGTTACGCTAGTGGTGGTACAAGTTGGGCCACAGGTGGTGAACGTTTGTTTGCGATTCCAGTTAACTATACCAACTCAGGTCAGCTAGACTTGAGTCAAGTTAAACAGATTGGTAACAGTGGTATTCCAGGATTTAACATCTATCCAGACGGTCCAGAGTTACTAGCTATTAACGTTACTGCTCTAGTACCAACAGCAGCTGGTGTTAACGTTACAGGTGAAATTCAAGTTCAGTGGAACGAATCACAAGCATAATTGCAGTATTGTGTTAAAAGAAATAGGACCTCAGGGTCCTATTTTCTTGATAAATACTAGATAATTAAGAGAGCATTATGGCGTTAACCAGAATTAATCAGGCACAGGTTTTTAACGACGAGTGGAAACAACCAGTCAATGTGGCCACTACCGCTGACGTTGGTAACCTATATCTAGGTAACACACAACCTAATACTGTTGATGGAGTATCAACATTCAACGGTATGCGTATTCTAGTAAAAAATCAAACCACAGGATCACAAAATGGTATCTGGGACGTTGTAACTCCTGGTTCTGGATCAAATGGTTGGTGGATACGCACCACAGACGCCAGCAGTAATCTGTTTATCAAGAGTGGTATGACTGTGGTATCTACACAGGGCAATACCTATGCTGGTCAAGAATTTCGTTTAACCACAGCTGATCCTATAGTACTAAACAACACAAGTTTAACATTTCAACTGGTGTCAGGTATTCCTGGCGGTGGCAACACACAGGTACAGTTTAATGACACCGGATTCCTAAGTGGGACAACAGCATTTACCTACAATAAAGTGTCAAACGTAGTAACGGTCTCTGGTAATCTAACTGTTGGCAATGTTTATAATCAGGGTAGCGAAACTATTCTTGGTCAGCTGTCAGTTGGCAGTACCATCACTGTCACAGGCAATATATTACCCAGTGCCAACGTTACCTACAACCTAGGATCGCCAACACAGAAATTTAAGAGTGCTTACTTTAGTGGCAACACTGTGTACATTGGCAGTGAGTCGATGGGCGTTGACCCAAGCGGTACTTGGCAGTTTAGCAGTAATGGATCCACAGTAACTTTAGGTGCCAACGCTACATTCAACCCGCCAAGTATTAACGTAACTGGTAATGTATCATCAGCTATCGATAACACAGGATTATTAAATTCATCAGGTAACGTCTTAGCCAATACTGTTTCAGCTTATGCATTAAGTGGCTTAATTACCACAGCTGGTCAGACTAATATCACTTCAATTGGTAATCTAACATCATTGAGTGTAGGCGGCACTAGTACCTTTTACTCAGCCCCAATTATTACCCCAACTACTAATGCCACTACCTTAGGCACAGGTGCACTAATTGTACAAGGTGGTGCTAGCTTTGCTAAAGACGTATATATTGGCGGTAACTTATATGCGGCTAACGTAGTTAGTATAAATTATAGTTACTTAACAGTCAACGATCCGTTGATCTACCTTCAAGGTAACGTATATCCCTATAACTTTAGTATTGGATTCTATGGTCACTTTATTGGCGGGCCTGCCAACACATACGCACATACTGGATTTGTACGTTCGTGGACTAATAATGCTTGGTACTTGTTTAGTAATATCGCTGAACCTATTGCAGGCAATGTCAACGTCAGTGATGGTAATATAATATATGATCCTATTTACACAGGTTCACATACTGTGGTTGGATTTATTAATGCTAATGGTAATGTCTCAGCTAGTACAGTCAACGCTGGGCAAATTAATACCACAGGTAATGTACTAGCCACTAACGCAGTACTTAACGCATTGACAGTTAATGGTGTGATTAATGCCAGTGGTAACATCTTAGCTGGCTTTGGTGTGTTCAATGGATTAACTACCAATAACGGTTTAACTGTAAACGGCGGTTGGATTAATAATGCCGGCAATATTGTAGCCACAGGCGGTATCTTTAACTCTCTAACAGTTAATGGGTTGATCACACAAGGTATTACCACAGCCAATACCGCAACTGCAATATTTACACACGGTAATGATACTAACTTCCAATTAACAGCACAGAATGGTGTATTATCAAATGCAACCGGTTCAGAAGTAGCACGCTTTGGTATTAACTACAATACAGCAGGTTGGGATAGCTTTACACAATATGTACGTGGGGCGTCAAGTCAAAATGGTTACCTAAGTTTCTGGGCAGCTAACGCACCAATAGCTAATGTACAGTCTACTGGCTTAACTGTAACAGGTGTTATAAACGCATCAGGTAACATATTATCAACTGGTGCCGTACACAATACCCTAACAGTCAACGGTACAGCAAGCACCAACGTAGCTTCAGTGGCTTCTACAATACTTGCTGGTGCTGTTGGTGTTACTGGTAACATTATTGCCAATGCCAGTGTTATCTATGGTAACACTTCAGGTGGCTATGGTGTGCGTCAATTCTTTAATCCTATAACAAATAGTCTAGACACGG